TTACTGACTAAGGTGCCGACGCAGCTCATCGAAGAAGTGCTGAGCCAGCGGTGACGCCCGCCCTGGTTCAGCTACCACCAGCGCCGCATGGCGCGACATCGGCGGGATATCCAGCTTACGGCGCGCCAGCTGTTGCAGATTGCTTTCCAGCAGATGCCCGACCGGCGCAATCATGCAGCCCAGCCCCACCTCCACCGCCTGCAACAGTTGAAATACCGATGTGGTTTCGAGAATAACCCGCGGCTGCAGTCCTGCATCGCGAAAATGGTTATCAAGATAGCGGCGAAAATAGCGCGTCGGCTCTGCCAGACAGAGCGGCAGATCTTTAAGCTGCGCGATGGTCAGCGCCTCAGCCTGTTCCAGCGCTGGAAAATGGTGCGGATGAAAAACCAGTTCCACGCCTTCATCGGCTAAAAGCTCAGCCTGAAAGTGCAGTTCGCGCAGCGTGGAGAGTTCGAAAAATCCAATACCGGCATCCACCGTGTGACTGTTTAGCGCCTCAAGCAGCTGATCGGCGCTCAGCACCGCGATGCGATAATCGAGCTGAGGATAGCGCTCCTGCACCGCCTTCAGCAATTTTGGCAGTGATATGCTGCACTGCGGCACCACGCCAATGCGCAGCGTGCCGTTTACGCCATGCTTGAGCGATTCCACTTCCAGCTTCAGGCCCTGATAAACCGACACGATTTCCCGCGCCCAGGTCAGCACGCGTTCCCCTTCGGCGGTAAAGCCATCAAAATTGTTGCTGCGGTTGATCAGCGACAGGCCAAGCTCACGCTCCAGATTCTTCAGGCGCATGGAGAGCGTTGGCTGACTGACAAAGCTCGCCTCTGCCGCCCGGCCAAAATGGCGTTCGCGCTCAAGATTACAGAGATATATAAGCTGTTTTATGTCCATTATCTTTATTTATCAACCACTTAAAATTATTATAAAACTAAAATAAAAAAATATGTACTAATTTGTGTACTAATAAAAATTTTACCATGCTCATTCTGATGCTTATCTGCCGAATAGCGGCTTTGAGCCTCAGCTAATGCGCGATTTATCTTAGCATGGCAGAAATAGTGGGCTTTGCGGATCAGGCTATGAGCTAAAACGGCAGGCCAAACTGGTCATAGTCGAACTCAAAAAAATGTACTCCGATCAGATTTTTTTGCTGCCTATAAAGTGTGAGCAAGCCCTGCCGATAACTTAAAGGTCTAAGCATGAATTACCAATGCTGCTCATACAGAAGTTTTAATTAACTGCATTCTTGCCCGCTTATTGCGGGCTTTTTTTTGCCGCCTGTGCTTGAACCGCTAGCACAACCTTATTAAGGTTACTTTTATTGCCAGACAAGCCGGGCGCTCCTACCGTTCGGTGAGTGGGGACAGGCTCGCGGGAAGGCGGGTCTTTTCTCACTATCTTCCCATGAGATTTGAACAGAACTCTTATAACAGAGCGCGTTCAGCGTTCGTATATCATCACCACGCTACTGCCCATCATCGCCTCTGATGATGGGACTTTTTTTGCTTATTACAAATTAACGGCTACGCTTGAAGGACATCAGTAACGTGGTGAATTAATGTAATTTATTGCTATTTTTTGGCCTGTCAAAGAGTTGAGTTTTAGCCCGCCCTTGTGGCGGGTTTTTAATATTTGTTAAAACGGCAAACCAAACTGGTCATCGTCGAACGCTTCCAGTTGAGGCTTAATGCTATCAAGCGCAAGCAGGTAGTCGATCCCCTGCGCCAGTGACGTCGGCTGCCCGAACTCAAGCCAGAAGTAAAAGGCATACGTCCGGCCAAACCAGTAGCCGCCGCCACACTCCTTTGGGCGCTGGAAGAATACCCACTCCCCCTCTCTGAAGTGCTCCAGTTCCTCATCCCGATAAACCACCTTGAAATTACTGTCCTTGTCGCCCATAAAATCCCTCCCCACCGAATTGCTGTATATAACAACAGTAATATCTGCGGGTGATTTTGAGCAAGCGAAATGGGTGGTGAGATTTGTCAGCACGCTACTGCATCAGGAGGCAGAGCCTGTTTTTATTGAGACTTTGATGTTATCGAGAATACCAAGCGCCTTGTCCGGATCAACGATCGCAATCTCTATAAGATTGAATAAGTCCTTAATAGCTTCCGTATGATAAGCAGCTGAAGCACCACTGGTATTGAGATACTTGAAATCCTTGATGACTGTTCCATCTGAAAACTCCCTTTGACCCTCCATCAAAATAGCCTCTGGACAGTCTCGCTCCACGTCCTGCGCAATTAATCCCACCTCCGGCGTGCCGTCCTTTTTATCATAGGTCGCCCCCCTCCACCCCAAAACAGCAGCTAAAGCGTTGGGCACCAGTTTAATGTTGGATTTATGCCTTTCGTCCGACCCGTTGATCCACTGCCCGGCGCAGGTGGCACTGCCAGAGTCCTGGAAGAATTGAAAAGGTTTACCGCCCTGATCGTCAGAGTAGACATCTATCTTGAACACACGCGTAGCTGCGCCAGAAATGTTCATGTAAAGATTGGCGCTACCGCGTGTGGCAGCGCCTGTATTAATCTGGTATTGAGTAAGGTACGAGGTGGAGTTAACTTCGCTTGAGACTGCCTTTCTCAATAGCAAGTTACCTGCCAGCAACCCACCACTTTTGCCATCAATCGAGTTAAGTCTTGCATCATCTCCAGCTGCTACGTTACCTGATGCACTTCCAACATTCCTTGTAGCAGAATTCCCCAGCCCAAGATTAGAGCGCCCTGTCGCATCATTGCCAAGCCCCAAATTTTGCCGGGCAGTTGCCGTGTTTTCCACATCCTTGAGATTCTGCGTTTTATCCAACTTCCCGCTTATGGCTGATGCAATTCCATTCCATGCAGGCCCGGTGAATGACGTTCCATCCGGGAGATTAACCGTGACATTGCCGGTGCCGGTAAAGACCTGCTGCCAGTTGGCTTTGTCCAGATTAAGCCCGCGAATCGCTTTCGCTACATCCGCAGCAACCTGAGCTGTAATACCGACTAGCGTTGCATTGGGTACCGGCGTCCATGACAACCCGGAAGTGGTTGCGCCGCCGTAAGCAGTGATCAGCGTAAGCGCAGTTGCTGATTCAACAGACTTAACGCCAAGCGTGTAAGTCACCCCGCCAAATACGACAACAATAAAATCATTAGCTTTCAGCTCGCTGGTAAAACTGGTTCCTGTGCCGGTTACCGCGGGTAAGTTATTGGTTAAAGCAATAGTGCCTGCTGGCATAGTTTTCTCCGGGCAATAAAAAACCCGGCGCAGTGGCCGGGTCTGTTGAAAGGGGTTTAATTCAGAAGTAATCGACAGCGTCCAGGCAGGCCAGCGAGCACCCTACCTGCTTGGCTTTTTGATAAAGGCTTACAGGAGCGTCAGCCCCTGCTGGTCGGGCCCGCGCGCAGGACACGCTGTTTCCTGACATCTTGAAACCGGCATACAGAACAGGCCGGAAAGAGTAGTTGCCAGATGACCGGCTGAAGTCACCGCGCTGAATCCCAATGCTGCAGAGCGGCACCATAGGCTGCGCCACATTACCTGACGGGCCCACCCAGCTCAGCACCTCTCCGGAGGATGTGTCGAAGTTGTCATAGTTGGGAAAGTTGAATGAGCTGCCACGCCACATCACCGGAGGGTATTTACTGGAGAAGGTAATGACGTTCTGTGCGTTACGAATCACCATTCCCCAGCCTGATGCTGGCAGCGACGGAGAGAATGCGCAGGAAATGATGACCAGCTGAACACCTGCAACAGAATCCCCCACGCCAGCCCCGCCCGCACTACCAAAGCCGGTATAGCACTCAATGCGGTTGTTATCCCTATTGAGAAACAATGGCGTTGCCGTGTTGTTCCATCGGGCAAAAACCACATACGGGCCCATGTTCAGCACGCTGCCCGGGATGTCCCAGTACCCATTGATGTTGACGGTTCCGCGCCATGTGACGTAGCCAAGATAACTGGTGTCGTTGATCTCCATGAAGTTGGCACCGTCAGTGATGCGCGCTCCGTAACTGCCGGGATTTGACTGCCCGGCGATGGAAAACACATCAACTGTGGCGAAGTTGTTGACCACGTTTTCCACGCCCTTGCTGCCGCCCACCGAATAACTGAAATTACCTCCGGCATCCACGCCCCAGCCATTTACATAGAAGAATTGCGGCACCTGACCGTCTCCCGGAAAGATGCCCACAAGGCTTCGCGGCACAACCAGCGGAGTAGCGCCGGGCGTTGGCGCCTTAATGCCCCGGGTTCGATCCCTGCCGTTGAGCTGCATGCTCGCCAGATAAGAAAGAAACCGCGTCCCTGCATCCAGGATGATTTGCTTGCCACCATCATCCGGGGTAATCCTTACGCCGTAATAGTCCGCCATTAGCTCAGTTTCCCCGCCCTGAATCGCTCAACCCCACCGGCGTCGTAAACGGCAAAGCCAGTTTCGTCCATGCGGGTTGACCCGCCACCGCCCGCCCCTCCGAAGAAGAAGCCGGAGTTTTTATCAATTCGCCACCCGATTGTTCCGTTGTAGTTCGTCGACTGAATGAAATTACCAATTTTGCCGTTATCTATTGTTCCGTCCTGAATAAAAGTTGACCGCAAGAATGTCTGTCCGTTAACTGCTGCAAAAGCGAGCTGATAACTGCCATTATTGGTGTTGTAAATCGCGAAGTTATCCGCGCTGAATAACGCATATGACTGCACTGAGCCGTTGTTTCCCTCAACGCCTAACTGCATGCCTGCTACATACTTATTACCATTACTGTCTACCTGTACCTTCACTCCCCACTGAGCGGATAGTTTACCGGTTAAATCAGCATAAGCGCTGGAGACCTGCTGGACTGCTGCGGTGTTTTGCGCGGACTGAGCCTGTACCTGCTCAAACTTTTCGGCATAAGCATGCTCGTTATCCACGATGGTTTTTTTAACGCTCAGAATATCAGCCCGGTTCTCGCCGTAAGCTTTAAACTGATGGTCGATTGATGCGTCCAGATTAAGTGCATTCTGAAGCAGACCTTCAATATTGGTGTCAATTGTTGATGACAGACGATCGAAGGCTTCGGATTTTCTGATGGCCTCGTCGATGTAATCCAGCATGCCAGGGATGTCGTCGGATGCCTTTCCAGATACTTCAACGAAAGGTGATACGCCGAAGGCATTCTTTGTGCGAACGTACATATAGTAGGTTGTGTCAGCTTTCAGCCCGTGTAACGTCCATTGCGATGCCCGCCCAAGGAACTGAGCTTCATTCTCAACGTTACCAATGCTGGTTACCCTAGCCTCACCTGTGTACCAAAATTCAAATGAAGTATCTGTCGTTGCTGACACGCTCATCACAGGCACGATATCCGCGGAAAAGATGCCCGGAGTCCACTGCACAAATGAAGGCGCAGAAGGTGCGCCGATAACCAGACTCACCTGCGTCTCGGCGCCTTTCATGCCGTTGTCATTGCGACCACGGACGCCCAGCGTATAACTTCCGGCATCAAGCCCGTAAAACTCATAACGGAACTGATCGGTCTCATACTGCACGACAACCTTTCCATCAAGGCTGTACACATACAGCTCAAACATCATTCTCTTTGTTGTTGTTGCCGTCTCCCAGGTGGCCGTTACCTGCACCGTTTCAGTGTTGTTGTTGATAATGCGCAGATTCTCGATATTCGGAACCCGATATCCGTTCAGGGTATCGTTGGGAATATCAAACACGGCGCCATCATCAACAATAGCCTGTTTGTTGGGGTCATACAGAGTGGCCGAGATACTGTAAAGCGAGTTGTTATCGTCCTCTGTAATACCCATTACCCTGAACAGTCGGGTGGCTACCTCTCCCGTTGAAATGACAAATATAGTGCCGTCGCGCACCCATGCGGGCACCGACTTAAGAGTGATAATCCTTCCTGAAGCAGATGCTATTTCGTACTTAACGAATTTGCCATCAGAGCCCATAAGCGACATCCGGTCTCCGGCGCCAGCCATGCTGGAAACGTCAGCATCGACAGTAATTCTGGTTCCGATGTGCGAAGTTATTCTTCCGCCTAACCGGGTTGCCGAATAATTGTTGTCCATCAGCTCAATGACATCGCCAGGCATGAATGCGATCGCATCTCTTGCCATCCTGAAGCTGACTTTTTTGGTTTCCCGCTTTGCCGTCTCCAGCAACCATTTGCCAGCCCGGAATGCCTGCCCCCGCGACGTGCATCCGAATGCCTCCAGTGTCGTCTCGTTGTACTGGTAACGATCGATCATTGCGTCATCGGAGACGTATTCTTTTACCTGCTCCCAGCCATTGTTTGGGTCAGTCCACGAAACCACTACGGCATTAAAACGCTCTGATCGCTTCATCGAACTGTATGTGAACAGGCCATCTACAACGCTGGCATTTGTCACTGCAGCAACCGGGTCCTGCGGGTTGTCGAGTATGATTGAAAAGCGCAGTCCATCCCACAGGGCGATGCCGCGAAACATCCCGGCGATGTCATCCAGCAGGTCTCTTGCTGTCTTCTGCTCCGTGATGTAAGCATTGAGCGTGAAGCGCGGTTCCTTCCCGCCATAACCATCATCAACCAGCTGATCGCAGAACTGTGAAAGCACATACAAACTTCCGTCATCGACATCGATATAACCGGCACGCTTAGCCAGCCCAAAGCGGGTATTTTTAACCAGTGCCCGGAAAAGCCACGCAGGGTTGTTTGTCCAGGCCGATTTAAATCCTCCCGTCCAGATTCCTGCATAGGTGCGGTTTATTGGGTCATAGTTGTCTGGCACATCCACAATCAGCCCGCGAAGGTGATAGGTTCTCGTGGGTGTGTCGGTGTACTGGTCGCGGTCTATTACTGCGCCTGCAATGGCTGCGTAGGGATAGGAGAGGTTCTGATCTGTTATTTCACTGAAGCTGTTCCAGATGGTGCCGTTGGTGAGCAGGTCACTTCCGCTGTCGGCGGTCAGCCTCCGCAAGCGTATATCGAAGGGCTTTGTTGCCGGCGCATCAATCATATGCGCTTCAAGATACTCACCGGATATTTTGCCGGAAATGGTAACCATCTTGACCACTTCCCATCCGCTATTCCCGACCCTGACGTCAATCGACATACTGACGGACGTTTCTTTCTGATTGCCCTTGGTATCCTGCTCCGCCAACCCCGTCACGCCAATGTTCATCCTCACGCGAGTGACATCAGTATCTGTTACGGTGCGCACAAGTGGCGTGTTCAGCGTCACCTCAGTGTTGACTACAGTCGTTGATTCGATTGAGTCAAACCCGGTTATGGGTGCCTGTGTTGCTGAGCCCGGCCGCCACGCGATGCTAACGCCATTAATGCTGGGGTTCCCTGCACTGTCAGTGACTGAAGTCTTATTAAGCATGAATGAAGAGAGGCTGTTTTGATCTACCGGTCCGTAGATTGGGCCTTCTGAAATCAGGTCGAGAACGCGGAGGAATTGCTTTGATTTTAAGTTGTCGTCGATAAGTTTTGGTGTGCTTCCACCGCCGCCGCCTGAGCTCATATTTTCACCTTAACTGATGGATTCCGACCAATCCTGATTATTAGAAGTGTCGATACCGAGAGATATCACGTTGGAACCAACAACCATCTCGCCAAGCAAAAGCGGTACCGGACGGCCCTGACCAATCCGGTTCTCTGCGCTGGTAAAAGAGTTATTGGTTAGCGAGTTATTTGCTGCGTCATCAGCTGATGTTTTAGTCTTCATGTGGGAAGTCATGTAGAGCGAGTAAGCGACCGAAGCCACCGTTACCGCCACCATGATCCATGCCGCTGCGGCGGCACTTATCGAACCTTCAACGACGGGCGCGAACAGCACCGTCGAGCCATCCTTAAGATGACGGTTCATATGAAATTCGAGTTCATTGCTGGCCACGTCTGAACGATCAACGCGAATACGCAGGCGGGTTTTATAGAAATCTCGTTTAAATGCAGGGCACTGTGCCAGGAGCAGTCTCAATCCCTGTGAAGGAGTATCAACGTTTAAAGCGATCTGACGGAAATGTCGTCGAAGATTCCCCGCAAATCTAAAGATGAGCATTGTTCATGCCTCCAGATTGAATGGGTAAGTTTTACGTAGGCTTGTCGATATGGCTCGCGACGGCTCAGGCGCCCGGCCTGCTCGTGATGGAGCACTGTGTTATCACCAAGCCAGATCATTGCGTGGCAAGGATCGGACTCTGCGAAGGCCCGCCGGATGATGACGTCCCCGGACTGGATGGCTTGCGCATCAACCTGGTGAAAGCCATTGGCAGCCATATTCTTGATATAAAGATTCTCTCCCCTGACCCACCAACCTGTTGATCGTTCGAAGTCTGGCAGGTCGATTCCGCACAGGTGGTAGGCATCCCGAAAAAGCGTGTAGCAGTCCATTATGCCATGCTCGAAAGCGCGTCCAAGAAGATACGATACCGGCCTGAATTTCCTCAGCTCTCCGGCGCTGGCAAGCCACCATTCAACATCCGTAGCAATCTGCGACTGGCGGTCAGCACCTGAAAGAACCAGCTTTGGCTGCGGATGAGAATGAAAAACGGCGGTGATTTCTCCCGCCGCTTCTGCATTCATCCAGTCTGTATCGCTTATCCTGAAGTTCCTGTCTGGTTCAGGGTGAGCATTCTTACAACGAATCAGCCTGGCGCCATCAATAATCAGACCGCAGACCTCGCGGGTCGACGATGCTGCATATGCAAGGCATTCACTCTCTAACGTCATGAGATTTTCCCTGAACCGGGGAATCCCCCGAATGGTTTAGGTGAAGGCTTCGGATAGCGAAAATTACACCCGGAAAGGTGCTTTGAGCACTTATCTCTCGACAGGTCTGATGTGGGGTTATCCTTCTCATCGGCTACTGCCGGACCGTCATAGAAGCAGCCATCGCCGCGGTAAACCCACTGGCAAACGTCAGCCAGTATCGTGCGGGCCGGGATGATCGCATTGTCGCAGTCCACCGGAGTGGCAAGACTGTAGGTAACGGTCTCAAAGGTCTCTTCCGTCATCTCTTCAATGACGTACCTTGAAACGGCCTCCATAGTGCTGTCTGCATTCGCATTGCCATTGGGGAAGTTGACCGCATCCAGATGCTTAACCAGAACCTGACGGCGAGTTACCACAGCACCAAGCGCATCATCAAAGTCATGGTTGATACCGGTAATCAGGCCAGATATGTTTGCCACCTTCATCGTGGGGCGCGAGTACGTCCCTTCTGATTTGGTTTCAAAACCCTCCACCGCGATCGGATACGCTGAATACTTTCTTCCCTGCCAGACAACATCACCGTAATAACCGTTTGTGCCTGAGTGGAAGCGAATCACATCCCCACCGAACGCCTGCAAATCAACCTCAAAGAGGTCAAGCATTGCGCCAACGCCAGCATCAATACTTTCGATAATCAGCTCTGCCGGAATGTCTCTCATCGCGGTACCTGCTCAAAATCAGCGGAAAGCTTGTAGTGGCCTCCGGTTTTCACGAGCGACCATGATCGGCATACGAATAACGCCTGCGTTCCGGTATCCGATGGCGTCCAGTAAAAGGACTCCACTGCCATCCTCGCTGTTAGAAAAGCATTTGCCTGTTTTGCCACGTTTGGCCGCGAACACTTCGAATCGTCCACACCTACAAACTCCAGTGAATATTTGTCCATGAGCGGGTTAATGCCTTTGGTCTGGCGCTGCTCGTAACCATCTCCAAGCTTCACCACTGCCACATTTGGCGTACGATCAGCCGTGAAGCCCTTTTGAGGGCTCCAGATGAATGTTTCTGGCATTGAATACTCCGGTGTAGAATGGCACTGCATAACAATGCGCATCATAAAAATTTGAGGAAATTTATATGCTTGATATTTCTGAAATGACTTACGAACAGCGAGATCTTATTGTTTTACGTAGTGCCATGCAGTTTGTAATCAGTGTGCTGAGTGATGAGCAGCGAGACCGCTTACATGAATTGGCTAATGGAGCCAAAAATGGCGCAACTGAGAGCGAGGATGAGGACATTAGAAGCCTTACTCCTGAGCTGTTTGATGAAGTAATTAAGCTGTTCAAAGATTCTGACATTAGATAGAAATGATACGGGTGGGTTATTTTTTCCTTAGCATTCCACCCGGCCTTTGTTGATCCCTCATTATCATCATCATGTCCGTCGACCAAGCCTGCCTGAGTTGCTTAACCGTGCCGTCATCAATCCCGCCAGTTGTATTTATAGTCAGGTTCATTGTTGGGTTAAAGGATGCTCCACCATCGGTGTGACCGATATCGCTGTTGCTAATCACTCGACCATTATCGCCAGGAATCATGTACTGGTTGCCGTTACTGGCTTTGTAGATTTCAGGCTTGCCACCCTCACCTACCCGATACATCGAATTGCCGTTAACCGGACCACCATGCTCACGGCCGCCGCCGTAGGAAATACTGCCTATTGTTGACAGAACCCCGGCGCCGGCACTCGCAATTGACGCATAGTTAGCAAGCTTTTGAGCTGGGGTAAGAGCAGTTGGATCAGCCATAGCCTGAGAGATAGCCAGCTGTAGATTTAGAGCTGACTGAGCTACAGCAAATCCCTTGCTGAGCGCGAACATGGCCTGATACGCACCACTGCTCCTGCCTGCCGCACCGGCCGCAAGATTAGCCAGCCCGTCAAAGCCCTGAGCTACAGACCCGATAATCGACGATATGGCCGCAGACTGCATGTTAGCTTCATCCTGAATGATTTGCTGCCGGGCATTGGAAGCCTGCCGCTGAATTGCGGTTTTGGCGTCCTCGTAAATCTGCGTATTCTCTGTATCGATGGCCTGATACTTGGCAAGCGCTGCCAGCTTCTGTTGCTCCTGCAGGTCTATCTGCGCAGTCGGATCTACCACGGCGCCGGTTACTGCATCAGGCATTACATTGGCCGCTGCTATTTCCTGCGTGGCAAACTTACGGCCCTGCTCAGCCTGAGCCAGATCGCGAACTGCCTTGGCACTGTCGAAGGTTTTAGCAGCGTATTCGCCAGCCTGGCGGATATCGTTATCGGTCGCGCCCTTGCCAAGCGACTGCTGAGCGTTGAGGATGGCCTTCTCGCGCGTCAGCTCCTGCGTTGATTCTGCGGCAAGCTCAGATTGCTCTTTTAGCTTAGCCAGCTTCTGAGCGACGCTTTCAGCTTGATTTGCAGCCTTTTTAGATTCGCGGTTATTTTCTTTGCGACTCGCAGTGTTGCGCTCTGTTTCTGCATACTGCGCCTCTAAGACGCCAACGAGCTTATTACCTTTCTCTATCCCGGCGTCCTCAGCGTCATACTGAGCTTGCAGCTTGGCTCTTGATTCTCCCTCAAGCTTAGATAAGGCAAGGCGTCGTTCGGCACTCTTGATAAGCTCTTTTGCTTTGTCAGAAACCTTAGGCTCTTCTGGTTGAGCACTATTTTTAGACTGTGAGTTTACATCGTTAATAAACTTCAGCGTTGCCGACATTGCAGCAATAGCTGCCGCACTAGCATTAGGTATCTTCTCTCGCAAATTGTTAGCCAGCACATCAAAGGCAGCATCTGAATCCCGGGCCTTTTGGTTTAACTGATCCTGTATTTGCGATTGCTTCTGCAGCGTTGAACTCAAAGCTTTGGATGTTTCATCCGTATCTGCCGAAGCCTTATCCATATCGCGAAGGGAATCAGTTAATCGCTTCTGAGCTGCATTTATCACCTCAAGAGGTGCACCTGACTTCTGCAGTCCATTCAGCTGCTTCTGATATTCAGCTACCGAATTTCTCGCTTTATCCTGAGCTGAAACCTGATACTGCAGTTTCTCGCGCAACACGTCTATCGCCTCTCCTGTGCGAGCCAGGTTGCCCTTCAGCTGCACCTGGTCCATATCTTTCAGTTTTGAAATAACGGTATCGAGAGTGCCGGCAAAGCGTATGTTTTCTTCTTTCGCCTGTTGAGTTTTCTGAAACCAGTAATAAAGACCAGCAGCTGCGAGCAATATGACTCCAGTTGGTCCTCCTACCAAAGCAAAAGCCGTTCTAAGCAGCCCTACAGAAGCTGATGCTGCACGGTTTGCCACTATCGTAGCTTCCTGAGAAGCCGTGTAGGTTCCATTTGCAACAGACGCAACATTAGTCGCATCGGCCGCGGCCAAGCGAGCGGAACTGACTTGGGCCTCAGCCGCGGTGATGGCAGCAGCTTTAGCTTGCGATGTGGCAATTTCAGAAGACGCAAGCCGCTGGTTCAATACTGCCAAGGATTGTTGCAACTCTGCCATGCGAGTTGCAGTAGCGATTCTTCCCTGTTCAGTTATTTGCGACCGAAGCCTCTGCATCTCCAGAGCTTTTTCGGACTCAATTTGAGCAATATTAGTACGTATTGAAGCGGTGTTTGCCTCAGCTAATTGAACTTCAGCAGTAGTAGATGCTTGAGTAGATCTTAACGCTGAAAGGCGAACCTCTGCTTTTCTCAGGGTTTCAATTGTTAACGCCTTCTCTACCTCGGCCAGACGAAGCTTAGCGCCAGCTTCCAGTTCGGCATCTTTAGCTGCAACAGCCGCGGCTTTTGATGACGCAATTGAAGCTGCCGTATCCTTTATTTTTGCAGCCGTAGCGACAGCAAAGGCCGCCGCGTACCTGCTTCCCATAACTCCAGCAACAACTATCAGGGCATTTGAAAGCGTCTCAAGATTTGAAGTGACTGTGATTATTGAATCCCTGAATCCAGCAGCAAAGGATTTTACCGTGGAGTTTTCACCGAAAAACTTGGTGATGTTATTTCCTGCTACCAACAATCCTTGGGATATTGTCACGGTTGTTTTGGCGAACTCTTTCCCAATTGCGTCCCCTTGAGAGAGCAATCCCTTAACCACTACATCTGCCGTAAGCTTTCCCTCCCCCGCCATCTTCCTTAACTGACCAATGCCTACGCCTAACGAATCTGCTAAGGCGATGGTTAAGCGACTCCCTTGCTCTGCCACTGAGTTAAATTCTTCACCGCGCAAGACGCCTGAGGCAAGACCCTGCGAAAGCTGAATGATCGCGTTTTCAGCCTCCTGAGCTGTTGCGCCTGAAACAGCAAAGCCTTGGTTGATTATGGTAGTTAGTCGCACAAGGTCTTCGGCACTGGTGTTATACAGTCGCGTGCCTCTTTCCAGCCTTGCATAGAGTGTCGCAGTTCCATTCAGGCTGGTTTGAGTGGCTTGGGATATGTCGAAAACACGCTGCATTACTTGTGCTTGTGTTTCCCCGGTGCGAGCGGCGTTAGCCAACTTATTATTGAGCACCGTCCACTCGTCAGCATAAGCACCAACTTGTTGTACAGAAAGCGCGGCTAGCAACGCCTTGGCTACACCGGTTAAGCTGGACATTGTTCCTTGCATGGAAGAAATGGAACGCTCGGTTCTGTTAACGCTGGTCTCAAGCCTGCCCATATTGGCACCCATGCCATTAAGTGCGGCGTCAACTTCTCTGCGCGCGGCAAGCAATTTAGCTGTATCCATATCCACTTCATAAATGATACTGCCTGCATTAACTGATCCAGCCATTTACCTTTCTCCAGGCGAAAAAAAGCCCCGCGTTAGCGAGGCTCGATTATTGATTTGAGTCCTAGTTACAGATCATATCCCATTCATCGCTGAATTCTTGGCTTCCATCATCCATTGTGGAGCTTCCATTCACATAGATGTATCGGGAGTTTCCTGCATATGCACCAAAGCTATTTTTAGCATTGACGTAACCACAAACAGCACCGCTTTTACTCAGCCTGCTGCTGGAAAACTTGGTAGAATCTGGCTCCTTAAGTGCATGCTTGATTGATTGTTCCGCGTTATCAATGGCGATGATTCGTTCTCGCTCAGCAGCATTATCACTTCTTTTTGCCGCTTCCATTATCTTCTCGCTTTCTGCTCTTTGCGCATACCCTACGCCAAATATTGGCGTCAATGAATTCACGTAAGCTAATGAAATTATGCACACGACTATAATTAAGAAGCTAACAACGCCTTGTCCCGCTTTAATTTTTTCACCAAACCAAAAGCAAAGTAGGCATGTAGGAATAACGAATAGCAGGGTAACCATTTCCCTGAAAGCAAAAAAGCACGTAACCAAAAAGACCATAAAAGCCATCACTGGCATGATTTTCAAATAACCAATCTTGCGTTTATGGCTCTGCTTTTTCTTGTTTAGAAGAGCATCCTCTGCCAGCTCCTTTTTCAGAAGATAATCACTATGAATATAATCTTTTGATGGTGTATGTGTTCCATCGGAGCCAGCCGGTGATATGGCGCCATTCTCGATCATCATCGTTATCAGATCTGTTAAAGTTGCCTCATCGATTTGCAGCGCCTTTCTCAGAAGCTCCCTGTCAAACTTGCCATGCGAGTAAACGAATCTAACTGCCGTGTCATAAAGTTGCTCAATGGTTGAGTTTTTCACATCCCTATCCCCACCTGTAATTGATGAGATAAATCCTAAAGGGAAACTAACGCAATGGGAAGCAAGAATGAAGTGAGGGCGATGTGATGAAACATCGTAGGCAGCAAGTTGCTCTCACATGGCTGATCACGATATTTTGTCTTCACGTAATAATAAAAATGGAGAGAACATGCCTGCGGTCAATAAGCGCATCCAGCTTCAATGCGTACTCGATAATCTGGACGATGCACAGATTGAGATTGTTCAACTGAAAATGGTTATCGGCCTAATCATCGCCAAACTGCCACCTGAACAAAGAGAAGACCTCATTAAGGAGCTGCGAAATTTTGGTCTAAGCAGTAGCGCCCAAGAGTTCACTCAGTTTGTAGTGGAGTAAGCGTCAACCATAAGCACTGACCATCTATTAGAATACGGCACAATTGAAAACAAGAAGGCCATCATAATGGGGAAGATATCAACTGCGTCTATCTTCTCCATTTAATAATTTTTCATTTTGTAGCATTGTTGCTAATTAAACCCGCATCTTTGCCAGCATTATGAGCAAGACCCACCTTAAATTTTCCATTATAAATAAGCATAATTTAACATGGGAAATGCAATACAAAATAAAAAGCCACCTAGTGGTGGCTAGACCTTAATTCTGAGATGCTTTTCCGCCAATACACTGGAACTCAACTGAGACATTTGTTTTTTCACAGCCATATGGACCGGGCTGAGCACATATCGAATTCTGACCACCAAATGCTTCGGCACCGTCATAACCCCAAGTCTTGCATTTTTTTGCTGCCAGAGTTTCTGCTTGTAAAATATCGACCTTTGGACTTTCAAACATCCCATAGTCATATCCCATCCGAACTGTTCCATCGGCTTTACTACCGCCCATTGGGATCATATCTTTCTTGGTTGCTGAGCATCCCGAAAGTAACAATAAAAATGTCATACTCATTATAATAGCTTTCACTCTAATTACCCCCAATTGTTAAGATTAAGGATACCTTACCACTCATTAGAATTGCTTAATGAAAAAACTTAGGTAGTTTTTGCTGTCTTTTTAGCCTTTCGAATCAAATAATCATCAGCTATGCTGTCATATTCTTCACGTGTGAAGCCCTTCTGGTCAGGGTACTTGGCAGACAGGAGCATTTGAAACTCAGTCATTGTTAACTGCTCCGCCTCCTTCCTGCTGATGCCAAAATGATTCCGGGATGCATTGATGTACTCGAATGCGTTAAATTCGGTTGATGCCTGTCCACCTTCATGACGCTGCAGCTGCCTCACCTTGGCTTTGCCAATGATGCCATGCACGATGAGCGATCGGGCGATCAGCACCATATCGGCATGATTCATTTTTCCGGGCCGATAAACGAAAGCCCACTTCCCTGACTTGCCGGGGATCAGCTCGCCCGTCAGGGGGGTTATGTCATCGTCACAACAGGCAGCCAGCACGCGCATCGCTGCATAGATGGTCGGCTTGGAAAATTGCGGCCTCGCTAAATACTTTTTCAGCCAGTCAGGAACGGCGTTGTATGCCTCGGTCGCGCGGTCCAGTAATTGCCTCAACTCATCGTTATGCAGTTCGTGAAAAGTCGTCACGATGTCTTCTGGTGAGCCTATGCTCGCCATGTTCATGAACGATGGGCGAAAGAAATAATCATTCTCTCCGTCGCTGATGAGGCACTCGCCTATTTCCTTCAGAGGTGTCATTGCATCATCCGTTAAAAGTCATTTTCGGGGCCACCACAGGGAAGCCCCTGAAATGGCAATTAGGAAGTGGTCACTGTCACCGCTGTGGTGCCGGTAAAGCCGCCATCGCGTGACGTGAACGTGATCGTCGCCGTGCCAGCGGCAACACCTGTTACCAGGCCAACATTGTTAACTGTCGCCTTTGTTGCATCAGACGTTGTCCACGTGCCTGACTTGTCCGTCGCCGTGGCCGGATTAACCGTGCCGGTCAGCTGGCGAGTGCCCCCCACAACAATGGACGTGGTTGCTGGCGTCACCGTAACGCCAGTTGCCGGAACGGGCTCTTCAGAGTCAGTCACCTGAATCGTGCTGGCATCACCCACTTTGAACTCAGTGGACAGCGATACGATGTCGTTAGTGCCGCCGTCAGAACTCAGCGCGGTCACTACCATATAACCCTGAAAAGTTACCGGGCCGTATTCCATGCGAACCCAGATACCGGGCTGGCGGCGCGCTTTCAGTTCCGTTGCAAAATACTGAATGAACCGGCCAATACCGTACTGGTCCAACTTGTCTTTTTTACGCACCTCACCTTCAAAGCTGATGGTGAAATCGGAGTTGGTAATGATGCTTTCGACATAGCCGCCGCCATCATCCGCATCGCTGGTTACCGTATTCGGGCTGAAGTCGAAGCCCTTTGATGTGCCGGCAGCGAGCGCTTTCCACTCGGATTCCTGCGGCACCTGATCCGGACAGCCATCGGCTACTTCAAGCACAACGGCGCCACCGAACAAACGTTCGTTGCTGTTCTGGCAATTAGCCATGTTTTAATTCCTCTTTGACGTTTAACTAAGCGCCGTATGTGGCGACAAACTGAAGCCGATAGACCAGGCGGCCTTCGGAGGTTGGGACAGGTGCGGGTATGCCGCCGAGATTCTGGAGATAGCCGACGCACTCGTCCGCCATAGGTTTTTCCTGAACGTGGTCGATAATGGCCTGAACTGCGCTATCAGTAGCTCCGTTGCTACCTTTGGAGCCGATCACGTCAACCATCACGTAATACTCCGACCCGAGGCCATTCCGCACAGCAGAGCCGCCGTTGGGCCGGAACACCATAAAACTGTCTGCTGCATTGCCGCTGTCATTCCAGATAAGCAACTGCGGCGTGAAGCTGCCGATTAGGCCAGCATCAGAAAAGTAATTACGGACGCGCGTATGCATTGGAGGATTCAAAATGACATCTCCCTTGCGATGGTTCTGTCGATAAGCTCTCGCTCATCTTCAAAGCCTTTGGTGAGAAACTCTTTCTGAGCGGTCGGGCGCCGAAAGTTCTGCGGGATAGATGGGTCATGAACATACGCTGCGTAATTGGCCGTGTAGCCAACTCTGCCGGTTATTCGTGTCCCGTTAACGACTATTTCCCTGAACTGACTGTTAATCAGGTATGAAGTATCAATGGGTGTATAAATTGCAGCCTGTGATGCGCCGATAATCATCGCGCTGGTTAACGCTCTGACAACCTTACGATCCTGAATGTTATCAATGGCGCGGTTAACGTTGCGTGAAACCTGCTTGATACCTTTTACTTTCACGCCCATGGCTAGCCACCTTTACCAAGCTCTATCTGGTATTCCGCAACTGACTTTTCGCTAGCTTCGTATTCCCAGCGACCTTTGCTTTTTGACCAGAACTTGCGGACGACAATCGATACATCGCCCTCTATAAATTCTCTGACCAGGTGATATTTCTTGTTAGCAAAGCTCCATGTTTTGGGAATTTTCATTCTCAGCCTCCCGTCAGAATTGCATAGTCATCAGCGGTGCGCTCAAAGGTGTCTGCGTAGCGGATTGCCTGCATCACCTCATCGGCACCGGCAGCAATCGGGTCAGGGTTGGTAGATGCGCCAATGAGCAGATAGTCGCCTGTGTCAGCCAGCGCATACTCCGTCCACACCGTGTTTTTCACCACCTTTTCGCCGCCAATATCACCGAGCCGCTTTGAAAGCCCACCCTGATAGTCACAGGCAATTAAAAGCGGCGCATCGAATGACGGGTCGCCATAATCATTGGTTGCACCAGAGCGCTTCCAGATCGTCGCCTGTGCCGTGTATGACCAGCTAGCCAGTGATGACATGCTATTTCCTCCAGCTCGTCACGGTGGGCTTCTGCGCGGCAATCCGGGGACAGTTAATTACCCACTCGCCGCTACTGTTCACATACCCCGTCGTTTCCCGGCCATTGGAAGTTTTAATCCATACCCGCTTGAATGGTTTGGGTAGCTGCTGTGCAGCGTGCCAATCCATTACTTATCCCCACACATGCATCCGCCCCTGGCTATCCATATTCCGGCAAATGCCTGCTGGGTTGGATTGGCGGGAATCAGCGACGTAGCGCAGCCATATTTATCAAGCCCGCGAAGCAGTCCCAGCGAGCCTTTCCAACGGTCCGAAAATGAACCGTAGCGGAATGACCTCGACGCGCCAGACGGGGCAGACTGAGAGCTGATGTATTTATCGCCCTGCCCCAGCCCCATCAGTCCTAACAGATACATCTGAATCAGAAGCGCAGTGGCTGACGGGTAGTTAGCATCGAGACACTCCTGAATGCTGTTTGCCTGCTCGACCAGCGCCGAGAGAATGAAGTCTGGCAGCGAAATACCCTGGCTCACCAGATACTCTTTTGCCTGTTCCTGAGTGACCATGAATACCTCTCAGCCCTGCCGGAACAGGGCATAAAAAAACCGCCATTCCGGCGGCTGTTATTCAGCAGGAAAGAGCTTTTCCAGCTCGCCTTGCGGCAGCAGCTCTGCCAGCTTATCCGCGCCAAGATTGCCTTTGTACTCAATGGCAAGTTCATCCAGGCGTTTCATGATGGCCTCTTTGCGCGCCTGCTTATCCGAGGTCGCGTTCGGCGTTGCCGGAGTCAGCTGAGCGGTAGCCTTATCTGACAGCTTGCGGACGTGCGATTTCAGTGACGGGTGCAGCTTTTCCAGCTCAACCACGTCACCCTTCGAAACACCATGCCACGGGCGGGTTACTTCGTATTTATCAGTCATGCCTTTTTCCTTATGCCAGGTTGGCACCGTAGATGACACCAGACAGGCCTTCGCCATCTTTCTTAATCTGCAGACCTTCAGCAGACATGATCTGGAAGTTGTAATTGCTCTGCGGCATAGGGCGAGGCAGAGGAACAACTCCAACCGCCATGCCGACCAGCGGAGAAATTACGTCCTGACGACGCTGATAACCGAAGAACTCATTGCCGGTAAGCGCATAGGTAGGAAGAATTTCTTTGGCAGGAATAAACCGGGAAACTGCATCCAGCACGGTACCGCTCACCATGGCATTGGTGCCGCCATTGACGTCAATCAGGTAAGGCTTAGCCATGTTGGCGTAAATCTCAGCGCTCACCCAAAGCTTGTCATAAACGGTGACTTTGTTGCGGCGAGCCGTTACGCCAAATGCGCCGGTCGGCCCGAAAAATGCCAGCAACTGAGCCGGAGTTGCGGTGGTCAGATCGATGCTGGCACCGCCCGCGCCGCTGCCAAGGTTGATTTTGGCGGTGTTGCGATGATTACGGATGCCCTGGCCTTTGTAGCCATTTACGGAAATGCTGTCGCTGCCGTTGAGGTAGTAGTTGACGCGCTTTTTATGGAATTTGCGCATTTTGGCAGCCTGAGAGTCCAGAGCCAGATCGATGCCTACCGAACTTAGCCCGGCAGCATGACGCCAGTTAACGCCGTAACCCGCGGTAAAGACAGGAATCGGGTCACCATCGTTATCGTAATCGGAGTGATCAAAGGAATAAGGCGCCTGACCATCAATACTGATTGATACGTCATCGGCAATGTCACCGGCCACGTTATACAGCTTGGCGGTTTTGCCAATGGGCAGTACGGTCTGAACGCCCATCAGGTCATTGATAATTTCCATGCCGATTTCCTGATCGCGCATCTGAATAACCTGGCGATCCAGCTCAGCCCAGAAATCACGGGTAAAGCCGCCAACAGCGTTGGCTGCAATGGCTTCAGCATCCATCACGCCACGATAGGCGTTTACCATCAGGTCATGCGAGCGGTTAAACATATTGCGCTGGGCCCATAACGAATCCCATTGCACGCGTAGTCGGCTGTTTGCAGCCAAAGTTTCAGCGGTAAAATACATTCTTAATTCTCCTGATTACGCGCCAGCGGCTGCGGCAACGGTGCCAGCGCGCATACGCACGCGGATGAGGTCTGTGGTGCTCGCAGCGATGGTTGCTTCGTCCTGGCTGTAGCCGATCACTGAGTCAGTGTCTGCTGTCGCAATTTTGAACTGACCGTTTGCGCCGAGAGTGATCGGTGAATCTTTTTTGTATGCGCCAGGCACGCAGCGCAAGGCCAGCTCGCGACCTTCCTCCACGTAATTACCAACAGCGGAGTCACCGGCAGGAATTTCTTCGTTGATATTCAGCCCCTGATGGTAGGCGACGTCGACAATGTAGAGACGTCCCTTAATCGCAGTTGCCTGAGCGAGCTCATTGTCACCGTTGATCACAGCAGCGGTACCGGGCAGCAACGCAGCTGCAGTGGCGCGGGTTTCGGTCTTGTACAGTGACTGACCATCAATATTTACTCGACGATAACGTGCCATTACGCAGCACCTCCGAAGTAGGTTTTAAAATCAGGGGCGCCTGTTTCTGCCGGATTGCTCGCAGAGTTAGCACCGATAGGAGCCGCTACGCCGAGTTTGCTGAACATCTCTTTCAGGGCATCGCCAGACAGGGCATTTGCGATCAGCTCGCCATGAACAGCTTTCACTGCGTCACGCATGGTCTGCTCTTCGGCGCGTGAGTTCGCGGTCAGGGAGTCGGACAACTCTTTGTGGTTAGCCTGCAGCTGGTTAATTTGTTCGGTGACCGGCTTGAGCGCTTCAGTGAAGTTAGCGGCCAGACCTTTACCGATTTCCGTAATCAGCTCTTGTTTCTCTTCAGTGGTTAAAGGCATGTCGCCCTCCGTTTGGTGGTTTGTTGCAGGGGCTTCCTGCGTATTGAAAAGTGCTTTGAATTTGTTGCCGATGAGGGACACCCACGACTCAGAGCGAACAACCTGTGTTCCGGCGTCGTCGAATGTGATCTTCCCGCCTTCAGAGGTGTACCCGTAGATTTGAGCATCGCCACCGTTTCGGATGATGACAGCCTGCGAATCGGTGAAATCTGCTACCCAGCAGTACTCATCCTGACCACTCGCAAACCGGTCACGCGCGGCCTTCTCAATACGGCGTTCACGCTCGCGGTAGCTTTCGCCAATAAGCGCGCCCGAGTTTGTTCTGAGTGGCTGTGCAAGGTCAGCGTTAACCATCAGGCCAACGCCCTGCTCTGGCGTCGCTGCGCCAACCTCATGCAGCAGGATGGCGTCATGATCCATTGCGTGAATTTTCACTACATGGTTGGCACCCATTGCCTTTTGCTCATCGGAAGCCGGAAGCTGATCGCGGAATACCGCAACGCTGGTGTGAATAGGCGGGACATCTTCGCCACGCTCAATGGCCTCAACGCGTGCAATCAGCTCGCGTCCGTTTTCGCTCTCGTTAGCCTTCAGCACATCCACCCATTTCTCCAGGTAGATGCGATTACCGGACTTCTTAACGTTGCGGTTCCATGCGCCTGCATAGCCGACGTTAATGCCTTCAGGGGAGAACGCGGAAACGAACTGCCCGTTAACAGTCGGATGGCCGAGCGGCGCCAGCGTACCCTCAAGGCCTTTATAGTGGGCGTCGATTTCTGACTCAGGATAAAGCTCGTTATTCATAACGACATTGGCCGGCAGCGTGTAGCTCGGGATGACGATGTGATCGCGTCCGTTGTGCACCTCCCGCCGGATAGACTGACTGTTCACCTTTGTGGTGACGTTAACCTGCATGGGCATTGGGACATCTCTCAATTAAGCGGCATGCTTATGGCCGCAGCAGTGGTGTGATTTGTTGGCAGCAATGCCTTTCCATTGCTGAAACTCTTTGCGGGCCATATCGACAACTTTGGGGTTAAGTGGCTGCCCCTTGCTGTCGACCAGCACCTCAACCTGATTGCATTTGCAGTTGATGGCATTGGCACCTGTCGCATACCACGCCCTGACGTCTTCCACCGTGTAGAGGTGATAATGGCGAAACGCATGCGACTGACGAGTTGTTGGACTGAGAGCAGAGATATGCATCAGCCTGATATTCAGGCTGAGGTCTTTCTTTGCTTCGTCGGCCTCATCCCATCTGGCACGGCGTAAGGCAGTGGTTAGTTCTGTGCGGGCAATCGTGTTTGCGCGCCGCTTTTCAATACCAGCCTGTGTGCGAAGGTTTCTGGCTACTTCCTTCGGGTTTAACCCACGGCCAATCCCGTCAGTCAGTACGCGAGCCATGTTCTTTTTGGTCTCAGCAGTCAGCCCTTTCATTTCTTCAAAGACGCGGGCGTTTACCAGCGCCATACGGCGTTGATAGGGATCGCTTAACAAAAGCATCTGAAGAGATTGCCTGTCGGCCAGATATGTCGCTGACTGCTGGGACAGATTGGCGAATGCCTGCGCCGTTCCCCTGACGACCGCCGCCTCAACGTAGGTTTCTGCGAACCAGTTGTTGTTCTGGTCCCCTTCAAGCAGGACAGAATCAACCAGTATGCTGGCGTCGTTGAGCGTCATATTGAGAAGCAGAGGATCGAGCTGATATTCGTAGCTGGCGTTTACTGCGAGTGTGGCCGGGAATCTTTCAAGAGCGATGATGTAGGCGCCGACGACCTTTTTCATTCGCACTGCGAAATCCTTCATCGCCTTGCGCTCAAGCCGGTCTATTCCGGTCGGGTCTTGCTTATTTCCGGGCAGGATTGCTGGTTTAGGTTTCTTCATCCTCTTCGTCATCCTCGCCTAATACGTCGTTACCCATCGGCTGATAACCGGCGGCAACACGAATCTCATCTCCGGAGAAAACCGCCTCACCAGATGCGAGCGATGTCTGATTGATGTTGCTCATTTTCACCGCGCTATCGAGCTTGTCGGATGGTGACTGCTCGTTTAGCTCATCCCAGACGATGCTGAACTTTGATACCGGCTTCAGCGCCTGCAGGTAGATAAGCTTGTCGACCAAATCCTCAATATCGAAAGACAGGTCACCGCGCCGCGACTGACAGCGAGCGTTGAAGTAAATCTGGTCTTCTGTGCTGGCGCGCTCGCCGGACTGATTGCCGACGATAATCCGCGAAGGAATGTCCACCGATGAGCTGAAGGTCTGGAGGTTTACGCTGTACGTTGGCGAGGGGTCTGATACAGCAGAAACCATCGATGTAATCTGCGCACCCTGCGTGATCAGAAGCGCGTCATTGCCGCGGTTAATCTCCCGGGCGGCCTCGTTATAGCGTTCCTGCAGCTCATCAATGGTGACGCCATACATTGAAGCCAGATTGTTAAAGTCGATGTCTTTATCGAAGTTAATATTCTGCTGGCGTGCGGCATTCTTCAGGAATGACTCGCCCGAACCGCCCTCAACTTTCTCCAGGCTGACGCATGCGTTATAGCCGGGCTCCAGAAAGCCGATTTCATCATCGGACATATCGCCGATAATCAGGATGCGATCGGGATGGATATCGCGGCGCGCCGTGCTGCCATCAGGGAGCGTTTCTGTGTACTGCCAGTTAGTGATGTTGCCGTTACCATCACGATTTCCCACCTGCAAAGCGCTGGCCCATACCGGCGTTATCTTTTGCAGAGCCTTACCTTTAATTACCGGCTCGTTCCAGTTTTTACTGTCTTTGATGTGAAGCAATATGCCAGCCCATCGGCCAACCAGGCGCCGCGTATCGGCCTTCGCAAATGCCCGCCAGAAACGGTGAGTGAAAACTTGTTTACTGGCCTTCTCCCATTCCGTCTCTTCGCGGGATTCATCAGAGATGTCACCCTCAATGACTTCAGGGTTGGTTCTCCAGCAGTTCGTAACGAGCTTATTTACCGCGCCATTAGCAATGCCGCCGCGGCGATAGAGCTTGTAGAGATCGTCAAAGGTAAGGTCTTCTTTAAAGCCATATTCGCACCATGCTGAGCTGCGTTTTGCATCAAGCCCCATGCCGGGGTTAAGCGTCATCGCTCGCGCACGGGCAAGCCTGACATCACTCAACGCATGGTTGACGGCCAGAGTTAATTTATCTGTCATGGTTTGTCCGTTAGTGTGTTATCTGCCTTGCAGGCGTTTGGGGATCATCATGCCCATTGGCTGAGCACCGCCCAATTCGGTTAACGCATAAACCATCGCATCTAAGCGGTCAGGGGATTTCTTGGCGGTCGTTGGCACGTATTCCATTAGCTGATTTTCCAGCACATAGAGATTGCCGTTATGGGTGACACGGCCTTGCTCATAAAGCGCAGAGATTGGTTCAGCTCGGGCATATTTCCCCTTGCTGGCATGAACGCGAATGATGCGCCCTTTGAATCCGGCGTTGCGCAGGGTCTCCTCTGCCATATCGCCGCCCTGGTTGGTTTCGATGACAATTGCATCAGCATCGTGCTCTTCGTAGGCAAACATCGCCTTCTTAGCCCAACCAGCAGGTGAGTATTTGCCGCTGTAATCCGCGTCCACGGTGAATTGCTTCTTGTCTCCGGCTCCATAGGCGCTGGCTACCACGATCCCCGACTCATCGCTCTCTTCACTATTGGTCGCTTGTGGGTCAATGGCTACGACCGTGCGCACCTTCTCATGCTTGATGTTGAGAGAATGAGATGCGGTGATCATCGCCTCTGTCCACAATGCACCTTCAGCATTGAAGCGGCGTGGCTTCTGCATGTACTGAGCTTCAGCAGTACGACGGTGCGAGAACAGCGATACACGATGTGATTCGTTATGCTTGAACGGCCACAGCCACCCATCAGGCAGGCCATGATCAATCGGTATGGCGTGAGTGTTTTCTGGATACTGCTCTGAATAGCTCTGATTATTGTCGATCAGCACTGGAAGGTTCAGGTGATGCCACTTTTCTCCGCTGCCACCGCGAAGCAGATAGCCGCTGAGGTCTTGGTAGTGGATGCGCTGCATAATCACGATCATCGGCGTTGTTTCAATCGCGAGTCGTGACTTGATGGTTTCGTTGAAACGGTTATTTACACCATCACGAACGGTTTCGCTGTATGCATCATCTGGCTTTACTGGGTCATCGATAATGAGCGCGCCCTGCCAGCCTGGCTCCATATGGCCGGCACGGAAGCCAGTAACCTGTCCAGCTGCTGATGATGCATAAACGCCCCCGCCAAACTCGTTCCACCACATTGCCTTGCTGTCTGCGTCATCACGCAGTTCCATCGGCCACATGTTCTGGTAGGCCTGCGACTTAATCATGCCGCGCGCGGTTGATGAGTTGAGCAGTGCCAGATTGTGCGAATACGACAGATGCATGAAGCGGGCACGATTGTTCAGCGTCAGCCCTCGTCCCATCATATTGATGGTTGCCAGCTCGGTTTTAGTGTAGCCAGGCGGAACGTTAATTATCAGACGGGTAATCTCCCCGCTGATTACGCGATCGAGCGTTTGCTGAATAACTTTGTGGTGTGGCGCGACAATCATCTTGCCGCCGGTGCGCTGCTTGAAGAAGTAACGAGCGTAATACAGCCCATCCTCTTCACACTCTAACCGGCGTGCATAGTTCCTCTGCTCAGCAGTCGTCATCCTCCAACATCTCCCGACGCGCAGCTCTGTATTCGTCTTTGGTCAGCGTTGCCACTTCAATCGGGCCGTCGTTCTTGCCGGTGAGCTCATGCGAGGCCTGCTCTTTGAATGCCATAACGCTGATGTGCTTGCCGAGCAACTCAAGATTTTTGACCTTATCAGGCCACTTAATCTTTTTGAGCATATTTTCGATTGTGGTTTCATCGAAGTTGGTGATGCTCGTATTGATGTCGAAGCCGCTGAGCGTGGTGCGCCAAACCTTCGGCCACTCGCTGATAGCTTTAATGCCACCGTCGTCTTTCAGGATGTCGAGCACATCCATCTGATCAATCTCAACCAAGCGGCGAAGCACGTAGGCTGCGTCAATGTTTACCTGCTCATTACGTTCAGCTTTTAGTTGCGCAATCCGCTCTTGCACATTAGGTTTTATGAGGTTCTCGCATGCTATAGTCGGCGCGGTCTTTTCGCTGTACCCCGCCCGAATAGCCGCTTGTGTAGCGTTCAAATCGATGAGGTACTCGCGACAGAACATCTCTTGTTTGTCGGTGAGTGCCATGTTTTTTCTCTTGATAATTAATAAGGTAACTTGATGAGCATGTCACGTCCCCAAGCTAATATTCTGCTGGTAAAATTGAATCAACATAATAAGGAGGTAAAGCTTGCAGCAATCTATGCTCTGGGCGAAGGTCGGTGCCAAGAATCGGCGATTATTAGTGAGTTAATGGAATTAATGCAGAGTACTGATGAAGAAATAAGCATCGCTGCGATTAAAGCTTTTGGCCGTATCACGCGCTAATTGAAAGCTAAGGCTTCAGCCATCGCAATGAAATCTACAAAACGATGGCCTCCCAATCTGGTGTTGCCATATTGAATTCCTAAGTCATCGCTATAGAGGGATAACCCTCACAATAGAACAGTAACCATTTCGGAAGCTGTCATACTTAGTGGAGGTAAATTATGAAGCTCATTGAACTGGCGAGCGCCTATGCACCAACTGTGCATTTATTCGTTAGATTTTTGATGTGGTATCACTTTGGTTTTAATGCACAGTCGTGACAGCCATTTCCATCCAGTGAGATGCGAAAGATAGAGCAATGGCCACATACCCTTTCTGATGCTTATGTAGCAAACCAGATTGCTTGTAGTCATATTACTCCAATAAAACCCTAGGAGGAGTCCTAGATTAATCACTGCTGAGCTCCACCAATAACGGATTAAAAGTTACCCGTTTCGGGACATAACAAACCCTAAATTTCATTTAGAAAATGTCGATAATCATAAGAAATACTGGAGATGAAAATGAACGATAAATATCAAGGATTGGGTTCAGCAATCTATGCAGCCTATAATAAGGTCAGCACGATTTATCTACAGTGTAACAACCCTGTTAGCCAACAATCTTTCGACAACAATCAATTTCTTCCTGTCTACTGGGATAAACCACGCATTGTGGCTGCTGATGACACAATTCTTGCTTACCATTGCCCAATCAACAAGTGTTGGATAAAAACAAAAGCAAAGGCTTCTTGGATAAACCAGTCAGCAGTACCTAAGTCCGGCTTGTTAGAAATAAAATCATCATTAAGAGATTTTCTCGGCATGGTTGGATGACTATAAATACGCGCAATCGCCAATGAAAATTTTCATGCCAATAAAAAACCGCCTGTAGGCGGTCTTGTTTTAATCTTTATCAACCCACCCGGAAAGCGAGCCATCACTTCCGCAATTACTGCATGATTCGCGTGGAAAGTCGTGGTCTCTTGCCCAAGTGCTAAAGCTATCTGGATCAGGGTAATATTGACCATCTTGGTGGTCATAAACCTGCTGAACCTCTTCTTCATAAGACTCTGCTAAGGAATCTGAAACTTCTTCATCCCAAAACTTTTGCTCACAGTCGCAGCATACTACGGTGATGGTTTCCGACATTGCAATCATCTCACTTTGCTAGGGGGGCTAACATCTTAATCTACCGCCTAGTATCTTTCCTGCTTTTAATTGCCATTTATTTGGTAAATATTGATTTTTATTGTTGTTCAATGTAGAAAAAATCGGGATTGATATGTGCTGCTAGGCGCTAAGGTTTACTGCGAACATAAAAAAGCCCCGGCAGGAGATTCCTGTCAGGGCTCATTTTCGGGCATAAAAAAAGAGCCAAATCCGAATGGGCATAGCTCTTTATCTAAAAAACCCGCCGAGGCAGGTTTAGCATGAGTCAGGTATTTTCAATTTCTTCCTGAATCTCGAAAAATTTTTGCCTAAAGCGCAAAGGTTCTTTGATAAATCTGATTGGCGCGTGGGCTGCACCAACATCACTTATGATTAGGGTGCCATATCCCAGTAAACGACCCATGATGCCTTGTTTAACTTGCAAACTTGAGACTTTTTTAATCGGTATCTCTACAGTATCGCGACGTATCAGCCCTGATTTAGCTATCAACCGCTTGTTGGTAATCCCCGCCTCATTCGAACGAACAATGAAATAACCCAGCGGGATTAGAATAAAACCAACGATTGTGGTTAAACCTAAGATTACACCCCAAAGCAGCCAAGGGAGTAATGCCCACAAAGTTACATGACCACGATACAAAACTGATTCGCTGCCCACTAAATTCCTATCAATGTACGACATTACCTGCATCCTTAAGTTAATGAGGATACGGATAATAACATTAACGATAAGAAACCTTCCACATGTTAGGAGTATTCTTATTGCATTTTTATTTGATTAGCAATAGAAATATTAACAGGCTGTTACTATATCTAGTTATTAGCTTTTGTCCCTTCAAGACTGTACGATAAAAACTCTTACTCCTGCCTGCGCTTATGCTGCCAGCCTACCTCAGGTTGCATCAATCTGTGCGGACAAAGCCTTTTAACGGATTTGATCAACAAACCATTTCTTATGATGCGGTCTCTGAAAATCGTAGAGATTCACAGGGCTTATGTGCGGCGTTAACCAAGCACTTTTTAGGTAATTGCATCAGGAACAAATCTTGTTCTCTGGTAAACAGGTAAGATATTATTGACTGGAAAAATCAGGGAGGTTCTGTGAATAAAAAGCTAAGTTTTCTTTTCATATTTTCTTTGCTGGCTTCACCAGCATTTGCTGCAAATGTGGATTTATCCAAAATCTATGGCAAAGTCAAAATTGTTGATTCTTACCCCGACTACAAAGTAAAGGTGGTTGATTCTTTTGAAGATTTAGACGTTATGGTAGTCACTTCATTTTCAGATTCACCAGGGAAATGGGAATTTGTCGATTCCTATCCAGACTATAAAATACAATTTGTAGATTCCTTCCCTGACTTCACTATCAAGTTTGTGGATTCGTTTCCTGGCCCCAAGAAATGATTAACTACTGATTTTTGTCTCACTAATTTAAACACTGCTCGTTAATGTACTGCTGCAACCCGGCTATCTGTTTTCCGGCAACTTCGATTCGTTCTCTGAGGGTGAAATAATCCCGCTGAGCGGCGTCAGTAAGTCGGGCGCTGGCTGCATCATCCATGCTGGCGGTACCGGCGGCGGATTGTCTCTGGCAGGTTGCGTTGAGCTGCAACCGGCGCCTGCCAGCAGCAACATCGTCATGCAGCTGATCGATAGTGGCTTTAGCATCTGCTAATTCCTTCGTGTATTTCTGGTCGAGGGCTGCAACGCTTTTCTGACGGCGTTGCATGTCGTTGATGGTTTCCTGTCGCATTTCTGCCAGGCTGGCTGCTTCGGTATATTTGCTGTGGTAATGCCCGGCCACCGAACCAAACAGGACGATGCAGGCACAGAGCAGGAACCACAGAACCGAACGCCAATTATTTGCCAGCCAGTTCATCAGCGTTCTCCGCCAGGCACATTGACCGCTCCATATCGCGGCGGTTCATCAGTCCACGCCATTTCTGTCCGCCCGCATAAATCCAGCGGCGCAGTTCTTCGCAGGCACCGTTTACGTCACCGGCATTTAGCCGTTTAAGCAGTGTCGATTTTGAGAATGCGTTTGTGCCAACGTTATAGGTGAAGCTGTACAGTGCAGCGCGCTGATACTCACCCAGTGGAATTTTGACCATTCCATCAACAGCTTTCTTGACTGGCTGCAGGTCATTCCACATCAGGCGATCGCATTCACGGTCGGTGTACTTCTTGCCCTTAATGATGTCGGTTCCGGTGTGGCCGTCGCAGACAGTCCAGACGCCTGCCACATCCTTATAAGGCTCGTAAACCCGCCCTTCCACGCCATCCTTTCCACCGAGAAATATAGTGGCAATAAGCATGGCTCCGCCGCCCGCAGCAGCGATAAGCTTGTTGCGCAGGCCGTTTGACATAGCCATGGATTAACCCTCTGTGATATCTGGTGCGGTGGGCCAGCGCTGAAGCGCCTTAATCTGTGCCAGTGTGGCCTTGCGTTTGTAGTACCAGTTGATGCCAAGCGTGAACAGCGCCACCAGAATACCGGCCAGCACGCCTACAGCACTCCACTCATCGGGACTTAGCCGGGTCAGGAGACCGTTGGCAATCGTCCCGGCAGATGCGCCATAAGCAGCGCCTGATGCCAGTTTGCTCATATCAATACTCATATCACCTCCGTGATTACGGTCGGTGCTGTCGGTAGTCGGAGGAAAAGCACGCCACCCTATACATACAGGAGGAAATCCAGAAACCCTAAGTGGCGTGAAAACGAAAAAAGGCCGCTCTATGGCAACCTTGGGTTGTTCATTTCAATAGGTGAGAACACTGTTGTGCTAACTGTTTAAATATCAGGATTTCATACTTCAATATCCAGCACTAATCTGATATCTGTTAGAAGGTAGTGGTTCTAATTCCATTTATTGTTCGAAAAACTTAAGAAGAGGTGCCTATGCTATTAAAGACTGAGGACGCATTCATCATCAAGCCGGATGGGAGAAGGCTCGGTCCATACAAAGCTAAATTTGCCGGTTCGACAGTAATTATTAACGATGAATTGGCTGACGTTTCGGACGGAGATCAATTAGCACGAACGCTTCCCAATCAAAATGAAGAATTGAAGTTGGTTAATGAATGTCATTTCTATGGCACTGGCATTGGGGGGCAAGGACCGCACTTTCAACTAAAAGTTAAGCCTATCTCGTCTTCGGAGTCTTATACAGTGAAACATCAAACTATAAATCTTGGAAGCCACAGTCATGTTCAGATTGGCGATCATAATCGTATGGAGTTCTGTGAGAACATCCAAAACATGATCACCACAATTGAAAAGTCATCAGCCTCCGATACAGAGAAAGAAGAGGCAAAAGGATTGCTTAAAAAGTTTTTAGAACACCCACTAGTTACCACCATCGCTGGCTCAGCTGCTGGATCATTCTTATCATAAAAATACCCGCACCGAGCGGGAGTTAACCTTATCCGTCAATACATTTTGACAACTAATTCCCATTGCCATTGCGTAGAAATGCAAAAAGCCCCAACCGGCAAAGGTCAGGGCTTTTTAGTATTCTGTTGCTCAATTACTTGTGTCACGAGCATATCAGAAATGTACTAGTTCCAAGTGACGTTTTCAAGCGAATATCAAAATATTTTTTTGCGACTTATCGAATTTACGCGGCAAGTTGCTGCCTGTTAGCGTCAACATCGGCAACGATAGCGTAATACACCCCTGCCTCAAGTAGCTGTCGGCACCACTTAATGCGCGTCTTTGCGTTCTCCGGATTAATACCGGTAACTCTCGACAGCTCATAGGCGATGTCTTGCGCGCACTTGCGCTCGCAATAGTATTTAATGGCTACATGGCGGATCGGGTTAGCCGGTTCAAACAGCCTGCAGATTACAGCTTCCACAATGTCGGCATCTTCCTGTTCGTTGGCGCGGTCGAGAAGATTGCTGACTGAGTTCTGAGGGTTAATGAGCTGCTGAGCTTTGATAAACAGCTCATTGCCCTTGTATCCCTGCTTATGCAGGTTATCGACGACTTCCAGTATCCGTTCCGATTCCCGGTCATTCCATTCCTTGCGTATCATTAGGCGCCCTATCACGCTCGACTTACCGCTGTCCGGGCCCACTGAGCCGCCGTACTTCTCTCCCCATACATCCAGCAGGCATCGTACCCATGCGGATTGCAGTGGAGTAATCAGCTTGACCGGCTTCAGGTATCGCTTCTTCAGGTCAGATTTACGCATCACCTGTGCGAGCTGGGCTAAGGCGTCGTTGTTCATGCGGCTATCCCCATTATCTTGGCTGTGTTGCGGATGATTCGATAGTTGATTTCGTACATGCGACGGGCTTTAAACATGCGCAGAAGGCGCCATTTATCTTTAAGGAATTGGGTCATTCTGCCTCCACTGAAAAATCAAATCCCATCTGGCCGCTAAACGCTTCACAACTTTCCGAGCAGGAGCCGGTGTCATACTGGCGCATCGATATCATCCTTGAGGCGAGCTCATCCCTGCCGGTATCGGAGAACAAAGCAATCACCTGCTCTAAGGAGTTATTGCTGCGGTACATAACCTTGTCGGGCTTGACGTCAAAGGTTTGAAGGGTATGGATAAAGATTCTGGCAAGTTCTGGCTCGTCCTTTGCCGCCAGCGCTACTTTTTGAATGCTCTTTTTGATGCAGAATACGCAGTTGCCAAGGTGCTCCTGTATTCCCAAGTTGAATGGCTGCTTGTTCCACCATTCAATTACATCCTGCTTTTCAAAATCACTGATCTCCGCCAGATATCTGATGCCGGGCTTAGCGGTCGTTCGTTTTGGCTCGTCAATTCTCATTCCCAGCCATGTTGTGTAATTTCCTCGCCCAAAATGCTCATCGCAGTATTTGATGAATGGCACTGTCTTCATCCTGTCTGTGCAGAACGCGCCGCCTACGTATGGATGACCATACTTTCTGAGCATGCGTTTCCATGGCTCAAGGTCGGGACCGATTTGGGAAACAGCGAGAATTTCGTAGGTGCTGGGCTTGTTCATTTCCGGGTTGGGGATAACACGGAGACAGGTGAGTTTTATTTTCCAGTGCTTAACGATGTTGCGGATAAATTCATATGTCTTTGGGTGCTCTGCTCCGGTATCCATGAATATGAATTCCGTTTCCGGGTCTCTGTCTTTCTTGAGGTGAGCCAGGTATGCAGAGGTTAGACCGCCAGATAAGCTGACGACACTTTTCATGCTGCCTCTCTTTGCTTATTCAGTTCACGCAGCAAAGCCCTGTAACGCGCTCGTATCGCGTCCAGTTCTTCTCTGGTGTATCGGTGAGGTTCGTTGTTGGATTCGAGCGCCAGAACGCGCTGAAGGCCGATTTTTGCTGTTAAGTTGATGCGGTACGGGCCAATGGCGCCGGAGTGATGCACGTTGCATGCTGCACACTGACTATGGACGTTGTCCTCGTTGAATCGTAAATGCGAAGCCGCTGCTGTCGTCCTGTAGTGCCCGGCGTGGTAACTGACCGCCGTTGTGCTGCCGCAGCTGATGCAGATATTCCCGTCCCTTGCCCTTACCCAATCGTTAAATATCCGCTGGGTCATGTTCATCCAGTGGCTTAACGGCTTCACATCGGCTTTGCGCTTGTTCCATGCGGCACGCTCAGCTTTCTCCCGGCGCTTTTGATTGCGATCGGATAGCTGGTTGGCGAGTTGGATGGCGCATTTTTGGGAGCAGACTGTTTGTGTGGTGGTGCGGGGAGTGAATTTCTCAGGACAGCATTTGCATTTCTTCAGCTTGGGCGGCTTCGGCTTGATGCCTTTAGCCATCACTTTCTCCTGTCATGTCGAAGTTAGGATCGAGGAGTAGCCACAGGTCGAGGCATGAGCCACAGGCGTAAACTTCGGTATCCAGCAATTGAGCACCACAGCCAGCGCACGCCGAAGCACATTGCACGCCAGCGCCAATAGGCTGACTTGATTGGGCTGTGCTTTTCGGCCTCTTCATACATGTTGTCGAGTTCACAGAGCTCACAATTAGCTCCGTAGAAGTGTTTATCCTCGGTGGTGAGGTCTACATAACATCGGCAGCAGCGATCAGCTCCAGACGCGATTTTCATAAGTCCTGTCCCTCCTCGGTTCGCGGTTGCCTTCGGGTAGTAGCGCGCTGACCAGCCAGAGGCGAGGGTCTGCCGCGAGGGCCTTTTGGGTTTGAATGTTGCGGGCGGTATAGCTGGAGATGAGGCTTGCGGCGGTTTCGGAATCAAGTGGTTCGTGAGTGAACCAGGTCATGTGCATGTGTTACTCCCAAAGCGACTTGCCCACTCTGCTGCGCGGGCTGACTCATCGCTGAATTGAACGTTGTTTTCTGCCCCAAAGGCATGGATGAGCGTGATCAAGTCCCTCATCTCACCAACGCGCATTTTGCTGGTCGATTTGCCGAGAACCACAAAGCCACCGTCGATACCGGGCACCGTTTCCTGCCTGTTCAGCGCTGCACTGAATACGTGCTTCCACGATTCGCTGTCCAGTTTCTTTCCGTACCAGATAACCTGTTCCGAAACGTCACGCAGGCACGCCCAAAGCATGCGATTTTGCGCAAGGCTGCGGGTGTCTTCCTGGATAGTTACTTGCAGAGGTTTTTCGGGACTGGCGGGAAGGTGCTGGATGGTGGCAATGCAGTTCTGGCGGATATTGCTGTTCCTGAGCAGGAACGTTTGTTTTTCCACTGGCTACCTCCCGGTGGCTGTCTCCGCGATTTGTTCAAGGTGATATTCAGCCTTGGCGATCACTTCGCTGATAACCAGTTGACTGTGGCCGCCTAATGTCAGAACCCGCAACAGCACAAGCGCGTCATGTACCTGCCTGTGGTGATCGGGGCGTTTTAATGGATTTACGTTGTTCATGAATTATCCTGATTGCTCTTTAAAGTTTGTTTGGCGAGCTCGTCCATGGTGGCGATCGCTTCCACGGCCAGCATTTGAATAGCGCTAAGACTTTCTGCTGATGCTTCGCGCTTTCGGGCAATATCGATGATTGCCAGCGTCAGATTGCGCGCCTGCTTCAGCGCCGGTTGCCTGATTACCATCTGAATAACCTGTGTCATGCCGCCCCCGATTCCAAACCTGACTGCCAGAAGAAAAACGCCCGGTTCACAACCTCAGATGCATAGCCCAGGTAAGTACGGGTCATGTCGTGCCGGTCGCCGTACATGCTGCGGTACAGCCGTTCAAACCGGCTGCGCTGTGCGTCGCTCATGATGCCCTCCGTTTCATGCCGAACCGGCTGCGAATCTCCGCGATTTTATCCAGTCCTTTATCGTTGCTGAGCGGGAGGTGCAGGTGCGGAATCTGCCTGCGTGGCGGTGGAATGACCTCACCTGACTCAATGCGGCGCGCCATCTTGCGCAGCTCGTCAGCCAGGCGCCTGCGGCACTCGCCGTCGGACAGGTTGAACGATCGCATCTGGTTGTAAACGGCGGTCACCATGTGAAAACAGGCCGGGCTTTCCCAGGGAAATTCCTCGCTGCTGTCATAGATGCCACGGTCACGGCAGAACAGTTTGAAAATTCCGTACAGCTCGTCTTCGTCCGGCAAACCGGCGGCGAGGTAATCACCCTGCCTGCACCACTCAATGAACTGGCCGGGCGATGGCAGAAACGGCGAACCGTTGGCGCGGGCCTGCTTCATGCCGGCTGACAGCTGATTTTTGTTACTGATGCCGTTCTCGGCAAAAGCGGCGATCCACTGGCGCTTTGCTGCGGCTTCGTCGCGTGGGTCACGCCAGGCGGTGCTGACCGATGCGGGGAATACCTGCTTCAGGTTTGCGAACAGTGCGTCAACCAGACGTTCAACGCCCTCATGCACGCCGCGTTCTACCGGCTGCGGGCCTTCGCCTGCGATGCGGGACAGTGCGCCAGCGTCGCGGTTCTGAATTGCTGCTACAAGGTTTCTCATATGAAATCGTTCTCCCATGCTGTGCGGCTGTTCCAGTGCTCAACCGGCTGCTGAGGCGCTGACGTTCTGTTGCGGCCCGGCTGGCTCATCTGCGCCTTCAGCGTTTGCCACTTGGCGCGGAGTTTTGCAGGGCTGAGGATATTGGTCTGCCAGAAGTGATCGGCGTTGGCCCACCTGAAGGTTTCGCAGATATCGTGATGCGTTACCTCCAGTGAACCTCTCATCAGCCGGATGTCATTTGCCCAGGCGGGCCAGTTAGGTTGCTGAGCTGTCGGGGCGATGCCCTGTACCTTCCCGAAAATCCACTCTGCAGCTTTCAGGTCATCGGCTGTTCCCCACTTGTCGCCTTTCGGTGAGTGGACAGCAGCTTCAGGACGAACAGCAGGAAGTGTCTTCAGGGGTGTGTCGGAGGATTCGCCAGAATTCTCTGACGAAGTGTTTTTATTACTGTTCTTGTTCTTGTATTGGGTGGCTACCGTTTTCGGTAAGAGTTTTTCCGTTTTCGGTAACCTTTTTACCGTTTTCGGTAATTTTCTTACCGTTTCCGGTTTGTCTAAAATCCATGCAGAAAGCTCAGTATTTACGCCGACTAATTTCATCCCACCCTGCTTCTGGCTGAATATGATTTTTCGTTCGGCGAGAGCTTTTAGGGAGTTAGAAACGTGCGTGTCGTCCAGGCCTGTAAGCTCGGCGATCACCGTGTTCGTCACCCTGTCCTGTTTTTTATTCCATCCGTAGGTAAGCCATATCACCGCTTCAAAACACTGCCACTCACGACCGGATAATCTCAGGCGTGGCTTAAGCTTTTGAATCTCGTTGGCGACCTTGGTGTACCCGTTGGACAGGTCGGCCATGTGACCTCCTGTTTGCTCGGTTTTTTTAGGGAAGCTGATAACGGTGGCGAGACTCATGACTCCTCCACTTCAGCAGGTATTCCGGCGCGGTAATCCGCCAGGATGCGGTTGATTTCTGAATCGGTTCCCTCAGTCAGGCGAAGCGTCCCGAATCCATCCTCATGCAGATAATCAGCGCCAACCAAAAGCTCTGCCAGGCGACGTGCTTTAGCCGTGCTGAACTGCGGTATGGCAGCAGATCGCGTCAGCTTCGTTTTGCCAGCGGCTTTGGCCTTCTCCATCTGAACCTGCGCCACGGCTTCCGCTTTGGGGCCATGCTCACGGGAGAGTGCCACAGCTGTTGTCGGTGCCACCTCGCCAGCCCTGACCATTGCGATCAGTCCGTCGCCGCATTCCAGCAGCTGAAGGTGTTGATCAACATCAGCTGCTGAGCGCTTCACCTTTTTGGCAATCTCAGCGGGCGTCCAGCCCTGATTAAGCAGGCGCTGGTAGGCTGCCGCACGTTCCAGAGGAGACAGCGCCTTACCCTGTGAACTGGTGACCATAAACGCGATACGATCAGCCTCAGAACCGGCAAAGTCTTTGCACTCCAGACGTGGAATCTCATGGCCTTCATCTGACGCCATTTTCGCGCCGTAATAACGATGGTGGCCGTCGATAATCTTGATGCCCTGCTCAGTAACCTGAACAGCCAACGGCGGGACAAACTCGCCGGCAATGAACGCATCGCGAAATTCAGCGACGTGCTCCTGATCGATTTCGCGGACGTTGTAGCCCGGCTCGACGTAAAGCTCTGCCAGCGGCACCAGGAACGTTTTCTTGACCGTTGTGGCGGTGCCGTTTTTCTCTTTAGCCTTGTAAAGCGATAATAAAGAACTCATAATTACTCCTGTGATTTGATCCAGTCATTTCGCATCAGGCCGAGAATGAGTTGCTGCTCATCTCGGCTTTTTCTTTTCTCATTGCAGCCGCTACAGCTTGCCGGGCTACTTCTGCAATCAGGCTCGTTTCCCACACCTTCTCCAGCAACACGAAAACCGTCGCCATATCGCGCAGGTTTAAACGGCTTACCTTCGATTCATGCCATCCGGCCTCATCTGCCAGAACGCGCTGACCTTTGTGAGTCAGACGTGAACGAAGCTCTGTTTCTACTTCGTTGATCAACTTGCTGTTTCTTGCGTGTTCCATGTTCGATAATTCCTTTGTTGGTTATGTGATTGCGTGACATTGCAGTGAGCAAGTCACTTGTGTTTTGAAGTGTCCGCGTTGTCGGCGGCTTAGATTGTGTAAAGAGCGGTGGAAATCAGGCGGCAGTATTGACGCCATTTCCGTATTGCAGCCAAACAGGGTCACATTGCAGAGCAATAGCAATTTCGAAGATTTTCCGGGGGCGCTTGGTGATACCAGCCTCAATCTGTTGGATTGACTGCTGTTTCACTCCAGCCTTAAGCGCCAATTCTGTCTGGGTCATCTTCAGCTCTGCACGTTTCTGCTTGAGGCGCTGTGAGATAGTTTGCATATGGCCTCCTTGACAAAATTTCTTGTATTTTAAATACAAATTAGTTTGTTTGTCAATTACAGCTTTTCTTGTGAACATCTCTTTTTTGATGAGGTGTTAAATGACAATTGCGGCAAGAGTGCTTTCAAAAAGGACTGAGCTGGGCTTAACTCAGACAGAGCTTGCGGAGAAGGCTGGCACAACGCAGCAAGCGATTGTTCAGCTTGAGAGTGGAAAGACTAAGAGGCCGAGATATTTGCCGGAACTAGCCAAGGCGCTTAAATGCGATATTCAATGGCTCCTGGATGGTACGGATTCGGCGCTGGACAGCAATGTAAGCCACCCAGCTCCATACAAACACACAGCTCGCTACCCGGTATTAAGTAAAGTTCAGGCCGGCGCATGGGCTGAGGCCTGTGAACCCTATACGATAAAGGATGTCGATATGTGGCTTGAATCTGACGCACATACACAGGGAGAGGCCTTCTGGTTGCAGGTGGAAGGTGACTCGATGACAGCCCCGATCGGACTGAGTATTCCGGCTGGTACGTTCGTTCTATTTGATACAGGCCGGGAAGCAATAAACGGTAGCCTGGTTGTCGCAAAGTTGACGGACGACAATGAGGCCACATTCAAGAAGCTCATCATTGATGGCAGCCAGAAGTACCTGAAAGGTTTGAACCCTCAGTGGCCAATGATTCCGGTTAATGGAAATTGCAAAGTATTGGGCGTAGCAATTGAGACTAAGATGCGCTTAGTTTAAAGCAAAGTTACAGCGAGAGAATTTTCTCTTATACCACTACAGGAGTAGTTATGGACGACGCAGATTTAGCGCAGGAACGTGAAGAAGCAGCGATTACAGAAGCTTTGTCAGCCCGCCAGCCAGGACTCAAAAGCCCTAATGGCATGTGCATCTGGTGTAAGGATGAGCCAGTGGTACCCAATACAGCTTTCTGCTCGGCCGATTGCGGTGAGGACTACTTCAAGCATAAGCGTGAGATGAAACAGCGCATCAATGGTGAGTAGTGGCAGGAAGAGACGTTCGGCTACTAATCTTCTGAGCCTGCCGCCAAGCCGGTTTTTTGTTACTGTAATCTACCTACCCTTCCGATAGCCCGCCACTGAGCGGGCTTTTTTATGCCGGCTGTTTATACAACCCGCAGCAAAAGAAAGTTCAGCATTACTCATTTTCATGAACACTCCGAAAAAAGGCGTTTAGTGCTTTTTAAATCAAGCAATGTGTATAGGGGCCGATATCCTAGTCTCCTGATGCTGCATGCTTAGGAATAATAAAAAGACCACACACTGCAAGCCTTAGCCCGCTTCCCTACGGACTGCGGGCTTTTTTATGCCAGCAAAACGCCGAAAAAAAATAAACCCTTTAAAAACAATACTGTTTGTATTTTACGCCCATAAATACAATATTTATTGTTTACACTATACAAACTTTATTGTAATTTTATCCCATCAGCAGGACGCACTACTCACCAGGACGGTGATGCTCTTTAACAACATTGCAGCGCTGACAAAGCGCAAATCAACCAAACGAGATGGGTTTGGGATTGGATGAATGCGCAGGCTGATGCGCAGTGGGACGTGGCTGACTCACAGGGATGGCTCAAGCGAATAAGCAAGCTCGACGCCGCCGAACAAGCGCCTTATGCCGGAAATCAGCACCCGCCATCCAATCACCAAAACCATTTCAGGAGGCAACCATGACAGCTATCACTTACGGAACATCCGTTAAAGAGAGCGCTAAAACACGCCGACATGCTCGTCGTCGTGCGGTGGCAATGGATCGTGAACGCATCGAGTCAATCATCGATACGGCTTTCGGAATTGAGCCAGAGGTTGTGGCAATCGAAGTTAAGCGCATCAGCCGCATCGAGAAAGCAGTTACCGCTCCCTCTCTGCGGGATAAGCATGAGAGCGGCGCACTGTGTTTACCAGATGTCGCCCTGTATCAGGCAGGGTTCCGTAACGTTCGCAAAGACGCGACGCATATTGTTAAGTAATTAATGTCCCTGTGAAGCACTACTGAGGCTGCCCATTGGCAGCCTTTTTGATAGCAGTCATGAAAGGTCTATTTTTTTCAGTCCTCGCCATGCTCTGCCTGCGGATTTGGTGACCATCACCCCCGGAGCAGGAATGAATTCCGAGACTATCTTATATGCGATATCAAGGACTTCCTCACAGGAAAAATATCCTGCAAAGGTAAATTCATCACGGGGAAGTCGAAGTTGTGCTCCTGCCTCATCACGAATGCTGTGCTTGAAACCATTTTCATTCATTCGGTCGCGCAGGCGTCGGTAGTCTTCTGCCGCTTCCTCAGCCAGACCCCGCAATTCAACTGAAATATTAAAATTCACCATTTGGGCCACCTCAACCAGTTTAAGTTTACTTAACTATGGCACCCTTGCTTACTTATTGCACAAAAAATCATTGGATCAACCATGCTGATAATTGGTGGCTTTTTTAATGTCCAAAAAAGGGGAGCAGTTGAAATTGCAAAAGCGGCATATCACAGAAGGAGCTTGCAGTTTACTAGAGGTACGGGCGGCAGGATTTGAACCCGCATCAGCAGCCAGATGGCTGTAGTAATTCCGTTATACCACGCCCGTTGTCATATAAAACTTAATCAACTTTTTTAGTAATCAGAACGAGATAGGGATGGAGGGACATGACCGTCAAAGGACTTCCACAACGAGCACAAACCGCGCCATGGATTGATTTTCTGTTTTTACTATTAGTTGTGAAAATGAACTTTTTCCCTCCGCACTCAAGGCATATGAATTTTATACGGCACATGGTGCCTCCTGCTTAAGCAGTACTTAAGCATTACCAAAAATTCAGCCTGACAGGTTGAGGGGTTATCACAAAGCTTTATATTTAACTTGTGCCAAATTAAGGCCAAAAATCACGTAAAAATCAAAAAAGCATCAAGTTTTAAACACTATTCTGCGTAAATTCCCATTCCGTTTCGCCCGCCATTGTGCGGTTTTTTTTTCGCCCACTGAAGGAGAGAGCAATGAGTAAAGCTATGGATTTAGCAGTGCTTGAGGTGAAGCCTGAACAGGCTCCGGCGCTGTATGTAGAAAACGGTCTGGAGAAGTTTCTCGACCAGATTCGCCTGCAGGTAAACGAAGTGCCGGATTTGAGCACTGCTAAAGGTCGTGCTCGCGTTGCTTCTCTGGCAGCGCAGGTTTCCCGCAGCAAGACGGCTATTGAAAAGCCGGGCCGCGAGTTCCTGAAGCGTCTGAAGGAACAGCCAAAGATTGTCGAGACAGAGTTGCGCCGGTTCATCATTGAGTGCGACACGCTGCGTGATGAAGTCCGCCGCCCTCTTACGGAGTGGGAGCAGGAACAGGCACGGATAGCCGCCGAGCACATGAGGACGAATCAAAAGCTGTCTGGTGACAGCCTTTTTAATAGCATCTATGGGAGGTCAATTTTTTCGAGGCCACGCCATGCCCTGCCAGCAATCTCCGTAACTACAACTTTAGGGGAGGGCATAATTTCAAGGGTAATTTCATAAACTTTATCAAGAATTTCCTGACGGCATAAATAGCCAGAGCAGGTAAATTCGCCAGGAGGCAACCTGTAATAAACATTATCTTCATCTGAAACACTATTTTTGAAACCACCGTTGCTCATTTTGTCCCGGAGCTTCTGGTAGGAAACCTGAGTGCCGTCGTGAAGTTCAATTGAGATATTAAAACTAGCCATATGACCACCTTCAGTGATTGATGCAGTTTAAGTTTACTTAACTATGACACCACAGCTCATTTATTGCACCAACAAATCCTATTAGAACAACCATATTGTCTAATGGCGGCTTTTTATGCTCAAAAAGGAGAAATGGATAGAGTTGTAAAAGCCTTAAACCAAAATAATCCTTTGCTTTAACCACGAAGCGGGCTGCAGAAATTGAGCCCGCGTTAGCAGGCAGTGGCTGTAGTAATAACTTTCAAACTACGGGCGCACAGTATTAATTTTAACCGCTAAGTTCTGTTGGTGTGTTTTCCTGACTCCTGTCAGGCGTTCGATTGCCGTTGCCTGCCAAGCATGAGTGAAGAGTTAGCGGTGCACCACATTTCGCGCAAGCAGCGCCATGTCTGGTATGGGTGATCTGACAATAATCCGTAAAGACAAACTTCTTGTAACCACAACGAGGGCAGCAAAAGCTCAGGCTACACATACCATCTCCGTGGGTGCCGAGCTGGCACCAATAGTTAAATACCTGATAACTAGGCCATTAACTCCATATATAAATCTAACTTAGATCAAATTTTAAGGCTTTTGAACTATTAATTTGTGATTAAAACGCATTTTTTTACCTGCATATGGAAGGAGTGATACCGCAAAAATACTTTAGTAATCAGCTCAGCAGTGCATTCACACCGGCGTACTTCGGTGCGATATAGCTGAGAAATCTCATTGGCCCGACAGAAATATCTGGCCCTTTTTACTTCAGCTCAAATCTAAACAATTAATCAGGAGTCCCACGATGAACTATGCCATCGCGGGCGGCACCGTCGTGGGCGCCGCTCAGCTTAATGAATCACTTCTCGACGTAATCACCCGCCGCCTCCGCACTGGCTGGCGCACCCTTCTCAACTTACTGGAGAGCCAGCCATGAAAATCAGCTATTTCAAACGAGCGCAGCAGCTTTGCCGTGAAGCGCAGCTGTACAGCGATAAAGCTAAGTGGGCTATGGCAATGCGACTGCTGCGGAGAGCGAGCCAGTGATGACCTGCAATCCAGCAGATGCTTACCAGCGCCAACAGCAGGAAGCGGAACGCCAGCGCCGAGAGCAGGAAGAACGCGATCGCCTGGCGGATAACGACTTCATCCGGGCGCTGTTCGAGATGATTAACGTGGGAGTGAAGAAGTGAAAATCAGCATCAGAGACAACAAAGAGATTGAAGCAATCATCGCAAACCTCTCTGAGGGTGATAAGGAAATCATCGCTGAAGAGGTTGAGCGCCTGGCTGAACTGAAGCGCGCTAATCCCGTCATGGGAGCAATCAGCGGATATGAGCCGTCAGAGTTTACCGCGCTGGCCTGCGAGTGGCTGAGTGAGTCTGACAGTGAGTATCAGGTGAAGGTGAGCGAGGTGCTTTGGGATTTGCTCACCTTTCGCATAACCCGCGAGTACGCACTCAATATTTTCCGCAACCGCCACAGCTTTGACGAGGTGGCGTGATGGCGCCATCACTCTATTGCTTACTGATGCGCGGAAACTGGTCATATCGAGATGTGGGAGAAAAGATTGGAATGAGTCGGCAGCAAGTATCGTGGTTTGTTATCGAAATGGAGAGAAGGGGCTGGATAGTGGTCAAGCGATCCCTTGCTGTGAGTTTAAAGGGGGCCACTATTTCTAATTCAATAAATAACTATTCAAGCAATATTTCAGCCCGGAGGTAATGATGGAACCTGGTGTCTATTTCGATATCAGCAACGAGGCGTATCACTCCGGGCCGGGCATCAGTAAGTCACAGCTGGATGATATCGCCATCAACCCGGCCATCTTCCAGTGGCGAAAGCTGGCACCTGAAGACGACGAGAAGAAGGCCGCGCTGGACATGGGAACCGCCCTGCACTGCGTTCTGCTGGAGGCGGAGGAGTTTGATAAGCGGTTCATCGTTGCTCCTGAATTCAACCGGCGCACCACTCAGGGAAAGGCCGATGAAAAAGCGTTCCTGAATGACTGCGCCGGGTGCGGCATGACGGTGATGGATGCCGAACAGGGACGTAAGCTGAAGCTGATGCGCGCCAGCGCCCTCGCCCATCCCGCCGCACGCTGGCTGCTTGAGGCTGAAGGACACTGCGAAGCATCAATATTCTGGAGCGACGATGAGACGGGCGAGCTGTGCCGCATCCGGCCAGACAAATTCCTCAGCTCTCAGCCAGTGGTGGTGGACGTGAAAAAGGTGGCGGATATGTCCCGCTTTGCCCGCCACGTTGAAGAATTCCGCTATCACGTTCAGGACGCCTACTACCGTGAGGGATTTAGCCGGCAGTACGGCGAGTATCCCCTTTTCGTATTTATCGCCGTCAGCGAATCAATCGACTGTGGCCGCTACCCGGTGCGTGTCTTCCAGCTTGGCGAAGATGATGTGCAGGTCGGTTATGACCTGTTCCGGCGCGACCTCAATACCTATCACGAATGTCTGGCTTCAGGTAACTGGGGCGGGATTGAAGAACTTACGCGCCCTGACTGGGCCAAAAGGAAGGACTACTCATGAGCAACGAAATTATGCACCCGCCGGTCAATGAGGCCGACACCAAAGCAGCAATCTTTAGCCCTACCGGCCTGCAGAAGCTTCAGGCGTTTGCCGAGGTTATGGCGCAGGGCAAGGCAACCGTGCCCGCCCACCTTGCCGGTAAGCCTGCTGACTGCCTGGCTATCGCATTGCAGGCCGCGCAGTGGGGAATGAATCCTTACGCCGTGGCGCAGAAAACGCATCTGGTAAATGGCGTGCTTGGCTATGAGGCGCAGCTGGTCAATGCGGTAATCACCAGCTCCACCGCCGTGCAGGGCCGGTTCAAGTACGATTACGGCGGCGACTGGGGCAAGTTCAAGCCGGGCGTGGCGAATGCCGCTAATGAAAAAGGCCTGTTTTTGCGCGTTGGCGCAGTGTTGCGCGGTGAAACAGAAATCACCTGGGGCGAACCGCTCTATATGGAGTTCGTCACTACCCGCAACTCCCCGCTGTGGAAAACAGCGCCAAAGCAGCAGCTGGCGTATCTGGCCGTTAAATACTGGGCGCGCCTCTACTGCCCGGACGTGATTCTCGGCGTTTACTCACCGGATGAATTTGAGCAGCAGAAGCGCGCAGAACGCGACGTTACTCCGGCCCGCTCCCGACATGACCTGAACAATCTGATCAACAGCAAGCCTGAGCAGAAGGCAGCAGAGCGTGTGCTGAACCCGGCGCAGGAAGAGAAGCCACAGCGCACTCCTGATGAGCTGCTGGCTGACTTCACAAGCGCGGCCACTGGTGCCAGCAGCGCCGCAGAACTCGATCGCTTCTATAAGTTCGCGGCCCGGCAACTGGCAAGCGATGCAGAGCGGCTGGACCTGGCTACCGACGTTTATCAGCTTCGCAAATCCGAAATGGACGAATCCGATGCCTGACACAGGGAGGTTTTATGACCGATGGCTACTACCAGCGGAGAGGCAATCAGTTAACCCTCGGGCGTCGCTGGACGCCCGAAGACAAAGCGTCACTCAGAGAGCTTGCAGCAACCACCCCACCCAAGCTCATTGCCAGACAACTCAACCGCTCTTACGAATCGGTGCGCCAGATGGCGAGCCGATGCCGGATTTTGTTTGTGGCTGAACGCCGGATCAAAAGTCACCCTTCGTCCTGAGCCAGATTTATGACACAAAATTACTGTATATATAGCCAGTATTTCGCTATCTATCATCTTCATATGCGGATAAGCTAAGCCCTGTGCATTAATTATATAAATCACAAATTAGAGCTAAATAAAAAAGTAACTGGAATTAATTTTGATGGGTTTTAATTCCCAGAAAAATATCAGAATTTCATTGGTGCGATTAAATAAACTAACCATAAGCATTAACTCACCTGCTGTTACCTGAATATCCACAACAGCAGAGCCCCTTACCTTTCATAAAAAAGAGATTAAAATGGCAGATCAAAAACCAACAGTTTCTCAGGCCGCAGCGACTGACCCTAGCGTACCCGCAGTGCTTTCAAATCCCGATGGTTTTAAATATATTGGCCAGGTAACTTCCTTCTCTCGTTTAGCTGGCGTCATTCCGGATCGCGCAGGGCTGGTTATTTTATTGCAGGGCTGGAATGAGGGAACAAACTACGGCGGCGGCTCATTTATTTCGCGTGCAGGCAAAATTTCCGCAACCGATAATGGCACGGTTATCCCCGTCAATAGTAGCTTCTATTGGGAGCGAATCGTTGAAGATTACTCTCAGGTAAATGTAACGCATTTTGGTGCTCTGCGAGATGGTACAACTGACTGTATCAATGCCGTTCTGGCAATGTTCAACTGGAGCCAGAAGCAAAGCGATGCCTCAAAAAACTTGGGAATTCAGTTTCCTGCAGGCAATTTCGCGCTTTCCTCAATGGATATTTCAGGTGGAGTAACTTCCTATTTCCGCGTAAGCGGATGCGCAAATACCTTTGGCTACTTCAACTCTACACAACTCAATTTAATCGGTGCCAACGGAAAGTTTGCTTTCAAGGTTGATGCAAAACGGGTTGAATTAGCTTATCTGTCTGTTAATGGGCTCTACGATAAGGGAGCTAATACCCGTGGCTTTTTACAGAACATCCGCAAAGAAGGTGAATACATTCATGGCAACAATCTGAATATATCTCAACTGGGCGGTGATTTTATTAACCTAATAGATACACTTGACACCAAGTTCAGTGAGTTTTACAGCTCCAATACTTATGGAGCGATTATTAAAGGCACGAGCTCTGGCATATTATCCTGGAATCACATTACTGCGGTTGAGCTCAGTAATTTCAATATTCAGAACAGCTACAAAGTGCCAGCTCTTGATTTACAACGTTGCACGCAGTCATTTATCAAAAATGGCTGGATTGAAAAAACTGATTTTCCCGGTGACTTATCTAACGGTCAGTGGCTGATCGAGGGACTCAGTTTGGAAGGATGCGTTAATCCATTCGATCTGACTTATGCCAACGTTATTATGCGACAGATGAACCTGCAGACCGGGTCTAGGCTCACTTATGACAACCCAGATAAACAGCGCTGGCTGCAAGCCTATGAATATGGTCGTACTGTATGCGAAGCATATGGCATGGATATTCGCGGGAGTATGGCATTCAGCTATCTGCATAGTAATCTGCGATTCCGTAACCTAACGAATGTACCTGTATGGATTTACGTTGGGCGCTTTACGGTAACAAACGACAACGACATAACGAAAGTCCGCTTCACAGGTGGGTATGAAGTGGTAACAAACACAGAAGCCGAAGCCGCCGCAGCGGCTGAAGTAGCAGCTAAAGGACACTGGGATTCAAATAACTTTGGGGGCGGCGAACTGGAGATGACACTTCGTCGCGGTCCTGGTAGTAGAGTTTTACATGATGGTTCTGTTGCTATTACCGGCACTTCACCTTTACAGAATATTCTCGTTGAGCGCCCTTTTGAGCGTGATGTTGATATTTATGTTCAGTTAAAAGCGAATTGTGGCTGGGTGAACTCTCACATTGAAACGACCGCAGATTCACACCTTACTTTCGGCACGAGTTTTCTGTGGGTACAGGATGGTTCCGTAATCTCTGACGATATTATGAATAAAAAGATTAAGGCTAAATCTACTTATGCCCCCCGAAAAACAGCATCGTGGGGTACCCTGGGTGCAGGTATTGTTATTAAGGAGGATGGTACTTTTCATTTTCAGGGAAAAACTCTCATCGATGGCAAAATGCCTGTAAACCTTAATGGTAACGACTACCTTATCCCGCTGGAAGCCTACCCTTATATGTCTGATGGGTTTATGCGATTAGGCGCCATTGGTGGCACAAAGAACGATAATTATCTTGGCGGCAATTTTGCAAATGTATGGGGTGCAACCGGCATTACAGAAGGGGGCGCCGTCACTACTAATGGCATGCTGAATTTTTCTCAGAAAGCCGCTGCTGTTATCGCCATGGGCGTGCAACTTACCGACTATGATGTGAGATTCAGAGTAGTAAGTGGCCCGCTAAATACCGCCACCGATATTCAGACAACCTTTGACTTTCGTCGCCCAACCGGCAATACCGGTGCTGACGGCTACCGTCTCGCCTTTATGGGTAAAGATGCAAACGGCGTTAACACCCTGCGTCTCTATAAGCGAGTCGGTTCTGTGTCATCAATTATCAGTCCACAGGATGGCGCTATTACTGATGGCCAGACGCTACGGATTGTAGTTAAGGGCAATCAAATCACTGTTTATGCAGACTCCGCAATCATCTGGCATATTTTTGATAACAGTATTCCTGGCGGCCGGGTTGCTGCATTCAGTTCAGGCTCAAGCAACGCGGGCATTGTGGTGTCAGATTTTAAGATTTATCAACTGTGATCCACTAAGTCAGGCAGGTCATGTTGGGGTAAATTAAACATCCAGCCTGCACCCATAAAACCGCCCTTTGTGGCGGTTTTTTATTACCAAAAATCGGAGTAACCATCATGCATGCAGACGATATTGATAATGCCGCTGAGCTGGAGATGCTCAACATTGAAATAGCCCTGGCTAACAGGCCGCGGCCAACCATGATGTTCACCGGCATCTGCCAGAACGGCGACTGCGGTGAGAAACTGGAGAAAGGATTCTTCTGCTGTCCTGAATGCAAGGACGACTATGAGCGCATTGAACGAGCCAGGGTGATGCGGAGGGTTGCATGAGCACCTTCACTCCCTACATGGAAGAGCTAATCGACAACGGATATGGCGGCACAGACACAAGGAAAAATGTCTGGTCAATCCCACGGGCAAAGCAGGCAGAGCAAGTCTGGAACGATTGCCTGCAGCGGAACGGAGTGATGGAGCGTGAACATGTCACAGGATGAAATCAGCCAATTGCCGAAAGACCGGCTAATTGCCCTGGCTAAGCTCGCAGCTGAAACGGCCGGCGGTGGCGACTATCACGATCGAATTATCCTTGAAGCCTGTGGTGAGCCCGGTGACTTCAATCCGTTGACCAACTGTGCGCACGCGATGATTGTGGCCGCCCGGCTGGAAATGACCATCAGCTTCGGCGACTCAGTGGTTCTGGTTACCGAGCCTGACGGTCTGGAATCACGCACAATCGAATACACCGCTACCGGCCGCATCGCTGCCATGCGTAAAGCTATCACCCTGCTCGCTGCCGACTCCGCGCAGTACATCTAACCAAACCCATCAACTTTAACTATCGCGCCCTGTGTGAGGAATAACTATGTCTGAAAAAAATGAATACAGAGAGGGATCATGAATGAGCTGGCTCTTTTCGCAGGCGCTGGCGGCGGAGTGCTCGGCGGGCACCTCCTTGGATGGCGAACAGTCTGCGCCGTTGAGCGTGATGCCTACGCAGCACAAGTTCTGGCGCAACGACAAAATGATGGAATTCTCCGACCTTTCCCGATTTGGTCTGACGTGTGCAGTTTTGACGGAAAGCCATGGAGAGGAATTGTTGATGTCGTTTCTGGAGGATTTCCCTGCCAGGACATTTCAGGAGCAGGAAAAGGCGCAGGCATTGAAGGTGAAAGGTCAGGACTATGGAGGCAAATGGCAAGAATCGTCGATGAGGTTCGACCCCGCTACGTCCTCCTGGAAAACTCACCTCTGCTTGTGGGAAGAGGTCTTGCCATGGTCCTTGGTGACTTTACCTCGATGGGGTTTGATGCGGAATGGTGTTGTATTTCAGCATCTGAATGCGGAGCGTCCCATGAGCGCGACAGAATATGGCTCGTCGCGGAAAATGTGGGCAACTCCCTCTGCCAGCGATGCAAGTCGGGGCGGGAGAATCACAGAGAGAATGACGGGTACCAGCTTGGCGCAGCAAGTGAATACGCCCTCGCGTCACCCGGGTTGCATATTCCATACAGATTCAAAGTCTGGCCCTCTGAACCCGGAATGGGTCGAGTGGTTAATGGGCTGGCCTGTCGGGTGGACAGAATTAAAGCCCTTGGAAATGGACAAGTTCCGCGAGTGGCTGCAACTGCATTCAACATCCTGACTAAATCATCATGAACACCATCCCCGACATCACCCCGGCTGAGTTAGGGTTATGGCTCAGCCTGGCCCTTTTAATTATCACTGTATTCAGCGGCGGCAGACCGCCAGAGGAGTAGCTATGGAGTCCCCATATATGACGTTTGAAGAGACAGCGGCATTTTTTCGTCGCTCAGTTAAAACGATTCACAACTGGAACAGCAGAAACCGTAAGACCGGCGAAAAAAGAATGAGTGGCTTTCCCGATCCGGTGCATCACGGCCTGTTCTTAAAAAGTGAAATTGAGCACTATGGAAAATTACATTGTCAGGATTGAGCGAACATTGCTCTCTCCATTCACTATACTCATCACGGTTGCCCACCAGGCGGTGTAAGCTTTTCTCTGTTCATCAAGGTAATTATTGTGGTCATAAACTGCCCATACGCCCGGTAGTTTATGGCCCAGCATTACTTCGCACACATGAGGTGGCGCGATTGGGGACCACCGCGTTCTTGCGGTCCTTCTTAGATCGTGCATAGAAAAATGCGGCAAGATTTTATTTCTCGTTCTCTGGTAGTAACTCATAACTGTCTTCGGCAGCGATAACACCGAGGTACTGTTCAGCATTTTCCCTTTATCCTTCGTCAGCGAACTTTCAAAAACCCACTCGCAACCTTTGCTTAATTGCATTGCCTCCTCTATCAACTTTTGCGCTGCGGGTATTATGGGGCGTTTTATCGGCTTACCATTTGCTCCGCCTTTATGGTTCTCAGGTGGAACCGTCCAAATAGCGTGCTCGAAATCAAAATCGCAATGCCTGCTTTGCAAAATCTCTCCGGAGCGGCACCCAAAGAGCAAGATCAGCTGAATTAAAAGAGTGTTCTTACGGCGCATCGAGGTATTTTCGAATACTTCAAAGAGGAGCCTGATCTCATCATCATTTAATACGCGGCTTGTAGAACTCCTTCGCATACCCAAATCCTGAGACTTGATAGTTTCTAAAGGGGTTGTCTCTACCATCTTCCGTCTTAAGGCCCATGAATGCGCCTGCTTTGCGCTGGTTAATATGCGACGCGCAATACCGGGTCTTTTTCTGAGAATTTCTTCAATCAGCGCGATCCAGACATGTGCACCAGCCGAGTCATGGGGAATGTGGCCGATTTTAGGAAAAACGTGTATCTCAAAAGTTCGAAGGATCTGATCTGCGTTTTTGATGTTTACCTTTGCATAGACGCGATCCCACTCACGTACAACATCTTCAACAGTTTTGATTGCACTGTTTCTTTGGAGCTTGGTAGCAAGATAAATTTGCGCATCCATGCCCTCTTCCAGAGCCCTTTTTATTTTTAGTACCTCTTCACGCGCGTCTTTCAAGCCCAGTGATGGATAGGTTCCAATATCAACACGCTTTTGCTTACTTTCGAACATGTAGCGAAGCTGGAAAACCACCTTACCCTTTCGTGAAACTCTGACAGACAGTCCATCCCTGTCGGTTTTTTCAAACACTTTCTCATGCTCTTTATTCATTATCGAACGCAGGAAGCTATCAGTAAGGGACATAGACGGACCTTTAGTACATAAAAAAAGATAGCTACAGAATATCTGAAATTATGTACTAAAACATGTACATATTTTTTAGGGAATGATAGGTAATTCTTGGGATTATAGGGGATGGTTGGGGAAGGAAATTAATCATTTAACTCAATAAAACAAAGACATTTAGGGATGCATTGGGATTATTAGAGATTTGCGGAGCATTCACAACTCATTACAGAGATAGATAAGCTGTTTTATGTCCATTATTTTTATTTATCAACCACTTAAATTTAATACAGAGATCAGTTAAAAAACGGTGTACGTCGTTATGTGCGCGTAAAATTTTACCCTGTTAAGCCCGTCGCTTATCTGCCGAATAGCAGCGATCAGCGTCGGTTAATGGGCGCTTTATAGTAGCATGGCAGGCATTGTGAGCTTTGCGGATCAGGCTGTAGGAGATAATTCTTACGCTTGTATTGCTGGCTGAGCATAGCAAGCCAGAACAGGATGACGTTACCCGCGGAATGAAAGGATTTTATTGTCAGCAGAGTGTCGCTGACGGTTCGCTGCGTTTAACTGGCGTGAATGACTGATAAACCTGTTAACGCTGGCTGGGGCATTTTTTGCCCTCTTTTTACAGGCTATTTTTATTCTATTGATTAGCAGAGCTGATTTCCCTGGTGCGCTTACTGCTTATTTAGTGGGATACGGCCATGCGTGATCCATACCGATCATCGATAGTGAACCGCTGGCGGCGAAGTACACAATCATTAACGTAAATATTACAAATGCTGTGATTTCAATAGATTTGATCAGATGATGCTTAGCCATAAATAGCCCTCTTACGGTTGTGTGTATTGAACTGCTCCTGTGTAATTTAGAATGTTACCGGTAAAGTGCAAGCCTGTTTTACATAAGGAAACATAAAGAGTTAGCCGTCTCATAGCGCAGAACATGTGTGCTCGGAGGGTAAGTAAACAACAGGTAGGAAATGATGAAGTCGCAGTGAATGATGTTGTGTCCTGGCACATGGCTTATCTTTCTGCATTAGCTTCAAGGCGAGCGGTGCAAATAGCGGAAAATGCCTGATGAGGGATCGGCCAGCAGCCTGCGGGTTTCAACAGATTCAGCGAAAGCGAGCAGAACGGGATAACACAGACGAAGATAATGCGCCGTTGCCGCAGGGCAATGGCGCAGGGATGAACATCAGAGGATGGCGGCTTCGCTACATCGTTGAGGCGGCTACGTTATCAAGTGCCTGACTAGCTGCTCAGCGATTTAGTCTGTACCAATATTAACGGGCATTTTCTGACCTTGCAGGCCTGTGAATAGGCCAGCTCGCAAACGTCACAGAGATCTCTTATATCTGACTCATATTCATATTCCATGTAATAACGAAAGTTGCCATCACAGGGCTGGGTTCTCCAGAATCGTTGCGGCTCCAGCACTTCATCAAGTTGCCTGAATGTCAGGCCCGTTGGGTTATGAAAACCCACTCTTACCAGGTATGTAGTCATGCAACGATTATTCCCCTAACCGTGACCGGGTAGCCAGCCGGTATTAATTCTCATTGAGATAGGAGAAACCTAACCTGAAGGCTTATGGCCGCCACGTTATCAACGGGATAATACCTGAGAATCCCCGCAAGCAACTGAGCGTGAGCACGCGGAAGATAAAAGGCGGCGGCTTCCTTTGGTGGTTGAAGAAGGAGTAATGGTATGGCGTGAAAGGTAGAGATGTTTGCCGGACAACGCCGCAGAGAAAATCAAGGTTGCCAGGCGAGACGAACGTCTCTGATAGGGTGCCGAAAAAGCTGAGAGCAAGGAATGTGCTGAGAAAAGGTGCCTGCTTTCGCGGCAGGCGTTATATCCCTTCCGCGTGGTTAGCCTGCTGAGCGCTGTAATACCGGCTCGGCCTGAAGCTCCAGCAGCTGCATCACTTTATTCATGGTATTCCGCTCATCGGCTGAATAGGTTTTATTGGCAATGAGGTCGATATTCAGCAGTGTCATAATGCTTTCAGCGCAGGTTGGGCTGGCCACCGCCATTGACAGCATCGCCTGTCCGACCAGAAAGCAGGTATTTTTATACTGCGGATTCACGTCATTATTCTTAGCCAT